CTGCACAGCGCGTTTGCCGCCGACTGATGTAGCCGTGAAGCGCGCCTGCATGTCCTTGTCTTCGCCGTTGGTGCAGACCAGCATCATGCCGACTTGCATTTCCCAACCGCGCGTTGCGCCTGATGGTGCTGGTTCCAACTCTGGCAGCGGCTCTGACACCGGCACCAGCTTTTCAGCCAGCACTTCGCCATTACCCCATGCGATGTAGCCATGCACGAACGAAAACGGATTAGCGGCCCACAGGCTGCCGTCTTCAACTTCGGTCTGGTCTGCACCGAAAACCCAATGGCCTGTCTTGTCCATCTTGAGGATGACTGTGCCGCCCGGCGCAACTTCCGATTGGATGGAACGCAAAGCGCCAGAGAGAGACTGAACGGACGGCAAGTTAGCGCCGCCAAAAGTAGTGATATTCGACATTGTATTGTACCTTTTCTTTTACTGGATTTTAGACATAGCTTTTGTGAGCGTCTGTCCGATTTGCAAAACCGCTGGCCGAGGATCATTCTCCGGCGCAAGGGTAGAGCCTGTTGAGACGGCGGCAACTAAGTCCGCCGGCAATTCTATCTTAGCTTTCTTCAAAGCCTTTTCCGCTTGGGCTGGCGACAGCGGCTTGGGTTCACCCCATGCCTCTATACCCGCTTGGGTCATAAATGCTACAGCCTTATCCTCATTTGTCCACTGTCTTGTGGCGCGTTTGTTGACCAGCTTCCAACCGGGGACTTTGCGGCCTTCTTCCAGAAGCCCGTGCGCCATCTGCTGTAAGTCTTTGATGAACGCTTCAATCAGCGGCGCCTGTTCCAGATAGTGTGCAATCTGGTCAATCGGCAGCGCGTCCATCTTGGCTTTCAGTGCGCGGTCTACAGCGCCTGTCATCACAGGACAGATGGGCTTGGCCGCGCACCACTTGCAATGGTCGCCTGACGCCAACGGCGCGTCTGGCCGCGCAGCAATCTTGACGGCAGCGGCAAGTTCTTTCTCGAACGCGTCAACGCGTGCAAGGTCTGTCACCCACCGCTTGACGTAGGGCGGCTGCACAATGATTAGTTCGACTTCTTTGGCGCCTTCAAAGGCCCACGCCGTTTCCGCCGTGCGTTTAGCCGCCGCAGCGTAGAAGAGTAGCTGGCTGTTTTCCTCGACTTCGACAGCCACGCCATCGCCAAACTTCCAATCCAGAACGACCGCTCGATCACCAAGGCGACCAAGAAGATCGGTAGAACCAAAAACGTCAGGCAGAAAATCACCAAAACCAACCCTGCTCTCAACAGCATATTCCATCTCCCCCTTGGGGTCTATTTCGTCCAGCGCGCGCAGCGCCGGTATCAGCTTGTCATCGACCAGTGCTTCAGTCAGCACGGTTTTCTCATAGGTGGTGCCGACCATGCTGTACGGGTCAAGGTCACGCTCCAATATGGTGGCTATAGTGTCATGCAGGAGCGTGCCTTCGTCGGCGTAGCTGCTGCTGGGCTTCGGCGGTACTGTGTCCACCAGCGCCACACTGCCGGGGCAGGCGATGACGCGTTTGGCGGTCGAACCGCCGACTATCTTACTATGTTGCATATCATACCTCACTCTACTGTTTGAACCGCCATCATACAGACAACAAAATTTGATGCAAGGCTTGAAATGCAAAAAATTTTGGAGTAGCGTTTTGGCATGACTGAGAAAGAAATAGAGCGGTACTTCTGCAAACGCGTGCGTGCGGTTGGCGGTTTCGCGTACAAATTCCGCAGCATTACGCAAGTCGGCGTCGCCGACCGCATAGCCTGTATGCCCAACGGTGAGGCTTGGTTCGTGGAACTGAAGCAACCTAACGGACGCCTATCTGCGTTGCAGCGTATCTTTTGCGATGAGATGACGCACACCAAGCAGCATTACGCCTGCTTATGGTCAAAAGAGGATGTGGACGAATGGCTCAAACGCTTCAGCTAAGACCGTATCAGCAGCAGGCGGCGACGTTCCTGTATGAGAACGACCGCGCCATGATCCTTGCGCCTGTCGGCGCGGGCAAGACTGCCATTACTTTGACGGCGATGGATGAGATGCTGCGCGATGGCATTGTCAACCGCTGGCTGGTGGTGGCGCCGAAGCGCGTCTGCACAGACGTGTGGCCGGTCGAAGCACCGAAATGGTCTGGCATCACTCCGGCGTTGGCGGTCGGCACGCCAGCGCAAAGGGTGGATGCGTTACGGAGTGACGCCAGTGTGGTCGTCATTAACTATGATAATTTAGATAAGCTAGAGAATTTATCGAGTTTTGATGGAGTTGTGTTTGACGAACTGACGCGGTTGAAAAACCCCAGCGGCAAACGCTTTAAGGCTTTGGAGAAAATTATGTCTACGATGAGGATACGTTGGGGGTTGACAGGTTCGTTTACATCGAACGGCCTTGAGGATGTTTTCGGTCAGTGCAAGATCATTGACCAAGGGTTGTTGGGCCGTGCCAAGGGTGCGTTCCTGCAACAGTATTTTATCTGCACCAACCGTGAGTTCGGCCAGTGGATTCCGGCAGCCGGCGCACTCGAACAGGTGATGGCGCGGATTAAACCAGCGACGTTCGTGTTGGAGCCGGGCGAGTATAAGGACAAGCTGCCGCCATGCCACGTCACAGAGGTGCGCGTCGCGCTGGACGACCGCAAGCCATACGAAAGAATGAAGCGTGACTATGTCGTGCGCTTCGGCAACGACCAGATCGTAGCGCAGAACGCCGCGTCGGTGACGACTAAGCTGCAACAGATGGCATCGGGCTTCGTCTACAACCGTGACGCTGGACCGGGTTCGATATGGTTCAGCAGTCACAAGTTCGACCGGCTGGAAGAGTTGCTGGCGGAGAACCAGCGGGCCAACACCATCGTTGCCTACACCTATCAGGAAGAGTTGGCGGAACTGAAGCGCCGCTTCCCGCACGCAAAGACGATGGACGACGCTAACGTCATCGAACACTGGAACGCAGGGCAAGTCGAGTTGCTGTTGGTCCACCCTAAGTCGGCAGGCCACGGCCTGAACCTACAGCATGGCGGATGCCACATGGTGTTTCTGTCGCTGCCGTGGTCGCTGGAGTTGTACGAACAGACGGTTGGACGCCTGCACCGCAGCGGCCAGACCAAGGACGTGTGGGTCTACGTGATGCTGACCGAGAAAAGTATTGACGAACGTATATGGGCGGCGCTGCACGACAAGCGTGCGGTGTCCGACATAGCATTAGAGGAATTGAAAGATGCGAACTAAGTTTTTACCCTACGTATGCCGTTATGTTAATAACGAAGGCGCGTGGCTGGCCGCTTACTACGACAAGGACGGCGCTGATTGGCCTGTAGCGATGATGATCAAAGGCGCCGGAATTAAAGAAGGCGATGCAATCTCTATCGCCTATCTTATGCAGCCGGCATCGGCAAGGCAGATTGTAGGGCTTGACAAATGAGTAAACTGAACTGGCGGTCGATGATTGCCGTGCTGTCCGACCTTACGGAAGATGAACTGAAGCAGGCGCTGGACGTTGAACTGAAGACGCATAAGCGGCCCGCCATTGCTCGGCGGCTGCATCAGCGGTACTCTGCAATGCGGACGGCGCGGGAGCGCGTTGAGATTATAAAGGGAATGAAGAAATGACAGATCATGCGGCTGCCGCAGTAGAGGCGTTGGAAAAGATAATCGCCATGCTGCGGGCAGGGGTTTCGCCAGAAGATTTAGGTGAGGCCGTCATCTTACTGGGCCGCTTGATGGCCCGGCGCACTTGATATTAAGGAGTTAGGATAATGACAATGTTTTTAATGTTCGCCTTCATCATAGGCGCGGCTTACATATGCGGAGAGGATAACGGGAAGCATCCTCGCCATAGGTAAGTTCACTTTTCTAACAACAATATCCCGCAAACTGGCTTGTGGCTTAGGTTTGCGGGATATGCACCTCAAACAAAATTAAGCTACCTCTAGCATTTCAGTAGTAATCATCACACGCCCTACGGCTCCGTACTTTTTATGGTACGTGATAGCCCATGCTGCGCGATCCGCAATCCAGCCGCCGCGCGCAGCGTAGGCATCCCGCGCAGCAAGGGTAGGGTGTTGCACAACTGTCACACCATTATATTCTTTTTCGTCGCGGTGATGGCGGTGGCCGCAGTGTATTTCACGGCGCGTAGTGCGGCCCCACTCTTGCGGGAACTGCGCGGCGAACAGCAGCGGTAGATTTTCGTTCTTGACTTTGTGGCCGTGGTGGACGCCCAGCATAGTGTTGCCCCACTCGAACACGTAGAACGGCAGGATGCTGTCGTTGACAGTGACGCGGGATTCTTCTTCGTAATGCACCGCGAACAGGTCGGCCAGCCAGCCGGCGCTCTCTTCATCGTGATTGCCTTCGGCGATAATCAGATAGACTTCTTGATGGCGTTGCAGACAGATTGCCACCAGTGAGCGGATGATGCGGATCGCTGCGCGGCGTATCTTGGGGAAGCGGCTGTCAGCGTCCAGAACATGTTTAGCTGTCGGTGTTACTGGCGTCTTGCCGTCAGTGTGCAAGAAGTCGCCTTGGATGTTGAGCACTCCTGTGTGTGCATTTGGGCTTTGATTGACCATCTGTACCAGCGCAGCGATGATGGTTTTCTCTGCCAGTGATACGTTCCAATCGCTGCCGCCCTCTTGATGCCATGCCAGCATACCAAGGTGATAGTCGGTGAATGTGTACAGGTTGCATAGCTGCTCTTCAGAAGCCACTGGAGCAACAGTTGATACCGCGGGCGGTATCTCATCCTTGAAGCCTTTGATTGTCTCGCGCATGGCGTCCATGAGCGCCTCGTGGCTAAGAGACGCCTTTACCCATTGACCCGATGGTTTGCCTTCGGAGTTGTAGTAGGTGGAGACGCCCTTGGCGACAAAGCCTTCTGGCACTGGCCGAGTGAAGTCATGTTCAGGCGCATAGCCGAACTTTGCAGCCTTGCGTTTGACAGCCAGATAGGTTTCGCTTGCGCCGCCGACGTTCATGCCTAGCTCAACAGACGCGGCCCTAGCACTACCAAGACGTTCTATGGCTTCTAAGATTTCACGCTGACGAGGCGTACAATATCTGTACAGATTTTCGTCTATTGATATAGTCGATGGCATTTATTTGCCTTTCGGGCAATCCGCTTCGCAGATACAAACAAAGGCGCTGTTATGCGCCTCTATTTCTGTGACAGTTTCTGATGAATCTTTTGTTGCATCGTAACTAATTGGTTTTGCGATAGCACAATAGCTATTGACGGGAACGGTCGAAACGGTCGCGCAGCCGCTCAGTGCGCTCAGGATCAGGAATGGCAATGGCAGCTTCGCCAAGTTGGATTTGCTCGTTGATGGCATCGGTTGTTTCCTTAATGATTTCCTGACGCCCTCGCTGCTTCCAACGATGCTCTGCCCAAGCACCCAACAGCTTGTCCAGAACACCCAGCAAGAGCGTCAGAAACTTCATTATTCGGCTGGCTTCTCTGCCAAGAACACGGCGGCTGCACCGGCCAGACCAGCCGCGGCTGCTGAGATGGCGGTCCATTCAGCGTCAGTCAAACCAAATGCCAGCGCAAGACCGGCAAAGCCTGCGTATGTGCTAGGCTCTTTCAAACGGTTTAGTAACCAAGATACAAAGTTCATGTTATTTTCCCTTCGGATAAAACTTCCAAGGCAGTTCCCAGTGTGGGCCGTCCTTGAAAGCGCGCCAATCGCCGCCCCATACGAGCGGGACTTTTTCGTTCGCAGCGGCGGCTTTCACGATTTTAGCCAGCCGGTGATACAGCGGCCAATCCCATGATACTTTTCCGTCAATCATCGGTGCCAGATCGACGGCGTGTCCGGTGAGGTGACGCGAGTTCATTGTCCTTGATGCGCCCTGCCTGACCAACTGCACTTGGCGGTCGGTGGTACGCAAGCCTTCCAGCACTGTGAAGTCAAGGTCGGACACGGCTGCGGCTTTCTTGACAACGCGTACTAGGTCAGGGTGGACGCCCTCAAGCCGCGACAGGCTGCGTTGACCTAGTATGATGGTCATGCAGCGCCTCTTAATATTATGCCGACCAACAGCATAATGATTGTGCCAGCTACAGTCATGCCGATGGTTTCAAGACGCTTCAACCGCGCGCAGATACTTTCATAACGAAATGCACAGACCTGTTCGTGCGTGTTGAGTTGTGCTTGTGTTTCGTCGATAGTAGCCATAAAAGTACTTTCTAGTTAAAAGCCAAGACGGCGGCGTTCTTCCGCTTTCTTGGCCCGGTCTTGTGCTAATACGTTTTGCTGCGCGACAGGCGAAAGCGCAAAGAAGCCACGTCCGCCGGGCTTTACACCGCCGCCGGGTTGGGCGGCGCTGACAAGCGCACGGTTCGCTTGGGTGCGCGTCATCCGGTTCGCGGCGCCTTTTGCAAGCGCGGCTGCGGTTTGCGTCCCGCCTACAACGGCTGCGGCGGTAGGTGACATCGTCGCCAAGCCACCATAGCCTGCACCATAGACCGGCATCTGCGTGCCGAACAGGCGCGCGCTAGGCGACAGTTTGCCTAGTGTCATCAAAATGTTTTGGGTGACTGTGCCGTTAGCAACCTTTTTGATCAACTCTTGCGTTGGCTTATCAAACCGCGACAGCTTACGTTCGTTCTTGGCTATCTTGGTAAACTCATCGCGCAACGCGCGGGGGAATGTTTTAGTGCTGTCGGCGGCGCTTGATGTTCGTGTTGCAGCATCAAACGCATTTTCAAGCGTTTCCGTCTGATAGCCCCGCCCACGAACGGTACGCGCTTGCCTAAGAAACGCGTTAGCCGCTGCCGCGTCGCCAGCCGTTGTTTGCGCTGGCGTCAAACCGTCCATGAAATCGTCGATGACTTCTTCAAGCGCCTGCACCATAGCGCGCTCATCCGGCGTGCCCCGCTTGCCGCCGGCTTCGCTGTACGGAAGGTCGCGGACTGACCGCCTAAACTTTTCCAGCATATCAAATGTCATTGGCTTGCCGGACTTTACATCAAACAGCTTTAGGGCTTCGTTGACCACTTTGTCCGTGTCAGGATCAAACCGCAAACCGCTTAGTTTTGTACGCGCGGCGGCTGCCAAGTCGGTCATCGCTTGCGGCGCGACGTTTACGTTTTCGGCTTCCATTGCACGATATAGCTTACCGGACTCTTCTTTTAGCGCGGACGCGGTCACTGGTTTAGTTTTAGGTGTGCCAGCTTTAGCACCCAGCCCGCCGCCAGCTAAAGAAAGCCCTGCTAATGCAAGCGGGTTTGTGACATCAAAATAGTTCGACGCAACAGACGGCGCAGCGGCAGCGCCCATTGACGCGGCTGTTTGGCCTCTGGCGTTCTGGCTCAACAAGCGCATAAAGTTCTGCGACTGCGGCGATGCAGCTACGTCAGCTAACGTCTTAAAGCCTTGCGCCTGACCGAATCCACCAGCGCCTGCCGCCAGAACGTCGCTGTACACTTGCTCACCGCGCGTCTCAGGGCGCCGACCGACGCCGACAGTTTCATAACCGCGGCGGATAGTCTCTGACGGCAACGGAACACGCTCACCACCAAATAGCGGTGCAGCTATGTTGTATAGGCCGGTGCCGATGTCGCCGACACCCAACGACAGAACGCCGCCCGCAGCACCGGGGATAGCACCGACGCCCGCAAATGGTGCGCCAGCCGCAGCACCAAGCCCTGCCGCAGTTGCATAGGGCAGCAGCGCGCCGGTAGTGACGCCGGTCACTTGCGTGACCTTGTCCATACCTTTGCGGGGTGCCTTAGCGCGGGGCGTTTTTATTTCGACGACGCCCAAACCTTCGTAAGGGTCTACATCTATCTCTTCGTAAACGCCTAGCCCTGCGTAGGGATCGTTCTGTTTCATGGCCGCGTCATGATCCTTCCATCGGTGGTCTTCCAACGCTTGATATTTGGGTTGGCGCGCACTTGTTCTGGCGTCAAAGTCTGAAGGGTGGGCGTGCGCCGCGCGCCTTGCGCGGGTGCGGTACGCGGCGCACCGTACAAGTCTTCTAGCGTGTCCAGAGTAGTGCGCGCCGCTTCAATTCCCTGCGTAGGGTCAGTCAACGCATCCAATGTCAACTGAAGTTCTACGTTCGAGTTCATTTCTTGCGCGGACATACCTGTCGCGTTCTTGATGGCGGTCGCCAACAGCTTACGCGAGTTGATAATTTCTGATAGATATTTCGACGTTTTTGTACCTACCATCTTTTGCGCTTCGCGGCCAAGGCTTGAAGAAGCAAAATAGTCCATCGCGTTTTCAAAACCACCGCGGGTTTCTGATGGGATAGCTTTGGCTTTATCCAACTGCTCATAGGCGGCGCGGACTTTTTTGATTAGCGTGCTTACCTGTTTGCGCCCCGGCAATTTTTCAGCGGCTTTCTTTTCGGTTTCAACAATCGCGGTAGCGCGGGCTGCCGCTGCCGCTTTAGCTGCCGCCTCTGCGGGCGACTCACGCCCTGCAATTGCTTCTTGACGCACACGTTCAATAGGCACCTGTGACGAGCCGGGCAGCGGCGACACGTTAGGGTTACGCATCTGAAGCGGCGTGCTTGTGCGCGTCTGTGCCAGCGTCTGTTCCATCGGCGGCGCGCCGCGCAGGCCAGCGGTCTGCGACTCCATCGGCTCACCGCGGTAAACAGCAAACTGCGACTCCGGTGTGCGGCCATCATACGCCATCGGCGACACTTCAAAGTCGGCTGGCGCCCCACGCATTTGATTGTCAGTTACGCCGGGCGTATTTGGCGTCACTTGGATGTTGTTCTGCTGCACCCATGCTGCGATCTTGGCGCGGCTTTGTGGCTGTGCAATCGAAAGGATTTTATCGTAATCGGATTTGGACATGACGCCCGTTTCCAACGCCGACGCTACTACTAGGCCCAGCGATCCGGGATCGGCATCTGCGGTCGATTGCGGCGCGGCGCTCATGGGTGCAGCAGCGGCAGGCGCGCGCGGCGCAACAGGTGTTTCTGGCGCGTCGTATACGGCGCGTTGCTCAGGGTTAAGACCGCCGACAACAACCGACCTAGGCAGCCCTTCTCTAGAAAGTTCCAAGCTGGCAACTGGCGTTGCAAGCGAATATTTGAGTACGTCGTCGGCTTTTGCGATAGTAAGAATTTTTGAGTTTTGGTTCCACTCGTCAGGAAGCGGCAACTCATTTGCAAACGCAGGGATGTTTGTGACAATCTCTTGGCGTAAAACGCCGTACCGTGCTTTGTCCGCAGGGTTAATAGTAGCCAACCTATCGCGGTACTGTGCCGTTAAATCTTTAAGATAGCTTAACTCTTTTTCGCGGATAGTCGCCGTTTGCGTCTGCGCTGCGCGCTCTTCTGCCCTAGCAGCAAAATCCATTTCCTGCGATAAACGCTGTGCTTGACGCTCAGCCGCGCGCTGCTGCGCCACCGTGTTTAGCATCTGGCCCATCTGCGCGGTTACACGCGCCGGATCGGGAAGCTGTGGGTTACGCGCCTGAAGGGCTATCATTTGGTTTGCCATGTTCAATTAACCTTTTGGGATACCGCCGGGGGCGCCGCTATTGTAATAGTTCATCATAGCGTTCTGCATTGGATAGTTTGTCGCAATACCGCCAACTTGACCAAGGGCGGTGTTAAGCGCGTTAGCTTGACCGATGTAGCCTGACGCGCGTGCAGCGCCAGCGTTGTAGATGTTCGACGCTTGGTTCTGGCCCATCTGTCCAGCAGCGCCTGTAAGCACGTTGGTTGCTGACTGACCCGAACCCATCAGCGATTGCAGCGGATTAAGACGCGCCGACCGCTCGACCTGATAGCGGTTAAACGCGTTCTGATATTCTTGGCTGGCTAAGTCTTGGCCGAAACGCTGCACACCCTTCAAGGTGGAGCCGGACAGCAGATTGCCGCGTGCGGCTGCCGACCGCTCTAGCGCCTTCATGCCTTCAGCTTGACGGAAAGCATAGCCGGGGTCTTGCTGGAATTGATCTGTGCCAAAGGATTTCGCCATGCTGCCGTAGCCAGCGGCGGTCTTGTCGCCGCCGATGCCCAGCAACTGCATAATCTCTTGCTGCGCTGTCAGGCCACCTTGGCGAAACGGCTCTTGCAGTTCCGTCTGCCGCTGGAACATGCGCTCCTGCGCTGCGGTCGCGTCTTGCGCGGCGCGCTCTTGCGTTCTGGCTGCTTTTTTAGCGCCACTAGAGGCGATCATCCCGCCGCCGATTGCGCTTGCGGCGCCGATCCCTGCTGCGATTACTGCTGGTGGCATTTCGGTAACTCCATCTTATACAGGTCGTATGCGGACCCAAGTGTATATATCATCTCACCTGTGGGTTGCATACCCCCCTTGCGCGCGTACATATACACGCTAGGGGCGTTAGGGGCAATCCGTGCCCACAGAGTCTCAGCACCGTTTTCTACGGCAAAGTCAATAGTAAATTGACGCGCCTTAGCAGCCCACTTACCGCGGCCTTTCGGCAATATCATTACATGCACTTCGTATACGTTGGGTGATGTCCACGCCAACACGTAACCGCCGTGCTCACCCATTAAAAACCAATTCTTATCAAACTGGACCGCGTCGGTAAAATCTAACTCACCCACACTAACTGCGCCTATGAATGGACGGACGTCAGGGTGGTTAGCTACCCCATTGATCCGATCCACATCAAAGCACCTTTTAAGCATTAGCTAACCAGACGACCTGACGCGCGGATGTTGATGGCGGATGCCGTGCCAGCGATGGTGCTGATAAAACCATTGTTCGGCAGCACATGGCCGACCAGTTCAGGAAACGTATACGTCTCTGATGGCTGGAGCGTTTTGGTCTTGACAATCAAGTTGTCGTTGCCGGCGGAGCCAGCAGCCGTAATTAGGTTGACGCTGATCGTTGCTGCCGACGCCGAATAATTCGTAGCCGTAAACTTGTCGATGATAGTTTGCACACCATTTGACGTGTACTGCGTCACTTGAGTTGCTTCCGCTGTCTTAGCGGGAATGATGTTACTGATAGATACGGCCATATCTTATTCCTTATAGCGAAGTAATTGTTTGCCAAGCTGCACCGCTATATACGCAGGCTTTGGAAAGCGTAGTATCAAATACCATAAGACCAGCCGCAGGGCTAGATATAGCGTTCTTTTCAACGGTTGTCATGTTGGGTAGACGAAAACCTTTGGTAGTTGACTGCACATCCAAAATTGCGGATGCGTTTGCCGTAGCCCCAATTCCGACGTTACCGTTGCCGTCAATACGCATACGCTCATCTGCGGTAGTCCAGTTAGCCGCGCCTGCGCTGCTGGCGTTATAGAAAATTAACGAGCCTTGGCCGTTAGCGTTTTGCCGAAGAATACCGATTGCAGCTTTGGAATATGTGGTATCAGATGAAAACTCAATACCGCCGATACCTGACCCGCTATTGCTGTTCTGTGACCGAATACCGGCGAAAGCACTTCCGCCCGCTACAGATACGTCAAGACGTTGTTGCGGCGAAGTCGTACCAATTCCGACATTGCCGCTGCTATCTATACGCATACGCTCGTCTGTAGTAGCCCAGTTAGCCGCGCCTGTGCTGCTGGCATTATAAAAAGCTAGTGTGCCTACACCGTTGGCGGCACCGCGAACCAAGCCGATTGCAGCTTTTGCGTAAGTGGCGTCGGAAGAGAACTCAATACCGCCGATACCCGATCCGCTATTGCTGTTTTGTGAGCGAATACCAGCGAAAGCACTTCCCCCCGATACAGATACGTCAAGACGTTGCTGCGGTGAAGTTGTGCCAATCCCGACATTTGTGCCCGTGTCGTAAACAATAGATGCGCTGACGGCTGATGTGCCGTTACCCTTTACCAGATAACCGGATGTGAGCGTGGTTGCACCCGTGCCGCCGTTGGCTACAGGCAGTGTACCTGTGACTTGAGTTGTAAGGCTGACGTTTGATAGAGTGCCCCCAAGCGTAAGCGATCCCGAAGACGTTACCGTTCCTGTAAGCGTAATACCGTTGACAGTTCCCGTACCGCTGACGCTGGTTACAGTGCCAGAACCCTTATTATTGAATGTAGTCCAATCAGTGCTAGTCAGGTATCCATTGACCGAAGCTGTAGCTGCGGCCATACTAATAGCCGGAGTGGTGCCGCCAGAAGACACAACAGGGGCCGTGCCAGTGACGCTGGTGACCGTGCCTGTGGTTGGTGTTGTCCATGTAGGAACGCCAGCCCCTGCGGATGTAAGCACTTGTCCAGATGTGCCAGCAGCCGTAAACGCGTATGCTGTTCCTGTTCCATAAGGCACAGCCCCTGCCGTCGGTGCAGATGTTCCATTAGTGCCGCCATTGGCAATAGGGAGCGTGCCTGAGACTTGTGTTGTGAGGCTTACACCAGACAGTGTGCCGCCAAGCGTTAGTGACCCTGAAGACGTTACCGTTCCTGTCAGCGTAATTCCATTTACCGTACCTGTGCCGCTGACGCTAGTAACCGTTCCCGACCCTTTATTGTTAAAAGTAGTCCAATCGGTACTGGTAAGATAGCCGTTAACCGAAGTTGTCGCGGCAGGCATACTAATGGCGGGTGTCGTACCGCCGCTAGATACAACGGGGGACGTTCCTGTGACGCTAGTGACAGTTCCTGATGCGCCGGTCAAAACGCCAGCAGACAACGTCAAACCGCCAGCTACGCTGATCTCTTCGGCTGCGCCTGTGCTGGCTGTAGTGCGACCTAATAGACGGCTGGTAGACATCGTAAGGCCATTGGCAGAAGCATACGCACTGGGGGCAACATAGTCAGTTGCCGCGACCGCTGCGGACAGCGCGGTTCCGTTACCCTTTATCAGACCTGTAACTGACGTGGATAAAGTGATTGCAGGCGTTGTAGTGGCAGTAGCAACGGTTCCTGCAAATCCATTAGCTGAAACAACAGAAACGCTTGTAACCGTTCCAGTTCCCGCTGTAGAGGAAATGGTAATTGAGCCTGAACCGTTAGTGATGCTGATGTTTGTGCCAGCAATCAGAGTGGCTTTGGTTAGCGTGTTGCCTGTTGTGTTGCCAATCAGAAGCTGGCCGTCTGTATAGGTAGTCTGGCCCGTGCCGCCATTGGCTACAGCCAACGTGCCGCCAAGTGTGAGCGTGCCGCTTGTCGTGATCGGGGAGCCTGTAAAGGTCAGGCCAGTTGTTCCACCAGACGCAGCAACTGAAGTGACAGTGCCGCCAAGATCAGGCGGCGTAACACCGAAAGCATTTTGCAGATTGTTTAAGCTACTCTCTAGGCTTGCCACCATACCATCAGACGTAATTGCGGACGCTTGTGTAGCTGTTGCCAGCATGGCGTCGTAGGTAGCTAACAGTGATGCTGTGTCTGGCCCTAACGTAACTTCTTCTTGATTAGCCTGCGTAGCAGTCAACAGTGACAGAAAAAACCTGTACCATTCACGACTAATCGCGCCTGACCGTTCGTCAATAAAAGCGACGCGCGGCGGCGTTAGCTGGGTGGGGTTGATCGGCGCCAATGCCATCAGGCGTTTGTCCCACTAAGTATCAGTTCAGCGCCCATGATATAAATCCGTACAGGGTCTGTGCCAGACACTTCGTAGACGCGGTCGCGTATCTTCATCGTTGCGCCAAGGCGACGCCATATTGTTCGGAAGCCAAACCGGCCAATTTTCCCCATCGACTTCCAATGTTCATTAGACCATGTATGGCCGCCGTCATCGGAAAAACGCAACATGACTTGTGGGTTATACCCCGGCGTGTCGGGATACGCCATTGTCACAAGAAAAGTGCCATCTTCTGTGGTTATGTTAACTTCCGTTTCAGTAACTAACTCTTGTTCGCCTGCGCCGGGAGACAATTCAAGTCCTACACCAGTTTCGCAGTCAAGCTGCATTGAATGTTGAATAGTGCGCGAGAGGTTGTTAGCGCCTGTTGGCAACGCGCGCCACGACCGCAGCCATTTCTGTGGTTCGCCATCGTCAGCGTACACATTCAAATCAAACTCGTAAATCTTGCCGTTTTCGTAGTCGCCAACAACCGTGGTATTATTAAAGAACATCTGGTTATTGGCGCGGTGACGGTTAAAATCACCGTTAGCAAACGATGCGCGCTCATGCCACGCACCAGTAGCAACATCATACACCCATGTTGTGTCGGCGCTGGGGAAGTTTAAAACGTAAAAGCTATGGCCATCCTGCTGATATGTGTAGCCTGTCGCGTCTGAAATGTCAGCATACTCTTGCATCTGCCATTCGATAGCGTGCGTCGAAACGCGCTGTCCGATGTAACCCGCAGCTTTGTAAACAATCCCTTGACCGCGCGCGTCCCTACCTAGCCAGTAGACTTGGTTGTCCATTTTGGCGATGCTGTAAGGCGCGGCGCACCCCAGTTCGTTAAACGCACCTTGGATACGCGCCAGCGGAAAGTCGAGCAGCCCTGCGTCATACCAGACTTCGGTTGAGTTTGTGCCAAACACCCAGACTTCGCGGTGATCCACAAAGACCGCAACAACATTGTCTGGATTGCCTTCAGCGCTGGAAAATTCCAGTGGGTCAATACTGGTTCCATCAAGTAATTGCGTAACCCAGATTTTTTGGCTGTTAGGTTCATTGAACGTAAAATATCCGTCGATGTAACCCACCGTGCCTGCGCCGGGGAAATCTGGGTCGCCAATTTGCTGAAATACGTTGGTGCTGGCGTTATAGATGTAGCCTTGCGGATTAGCCGCAATAAATAGTTGCGTTCCGTTGTCAGCCATGCTGACAGGGCCCGAACCCCCCACACTACCTTTAGCGGTTGCGTTCCAGCTGCTGTCGATCTGATACAGTGTCGGGCCTGAGACAACATAGCCGTAGCCGCCATACGTCCACATACCGCGGATAGGACCAATGCCAACGGTAGCTAGAACAGTCAGCCCCGGCGCGCGCTGAAGAAACGCTGGCTCCTTGCCGCCTTCAGGAACGATCTCAGGAAACAAGTTAACCATGCGGTTGTTGGCGGCATTGACGCTTCTAGCGACATACGCGGAACCAAGGATGGGCGTTTTCATGTTAATCAAACACTTTCTTGTGTGTTGCCCGGCGGTTGAGGAGCATCACAAATCTCCGCAAGTTTTTCGTTCATCAAGCGCATCTGATGACGAAGCTGGATGATTTCCAAGTCGCGCTCACCAAGAGCGCGCGCAAGAGAATCAAAATCAATCGGAAGCGGGTTCAATTTACCACTCTTAGGGAGCGGAACCCTACCCCGGCAGTGTCTGCTGCGTCCTGTGTAATTTGCTTGAGAGTACTTCCTACCCGTATCCACACAGGGTTATCGGCAGCCCCATCTACCCGCATTTGCTCGTTTGTGTCGACCCACAATTCTAACAACCGTCCAGTGGACGCCTGCCATTTCGTTTCGACGCGAATACCGCGCGCGGACACTTCGTTAACTGATGTAGTGAGGTAGACCATCCAGTTGTTTATCTTGCCCTCTGCCTGAAGAATTTGACGCCAGCCAGCCGACGTTGCCGTGTTGGAAGCATAAAATGCGGTGTCTGATTGCGACCCTGATGCCGCATCAGATTGCGCCCAATAAGCTGTATAATTGCTGGCACCGACCTGACCGGGGCGAAGCCCAGCAGACGAGGAGAAATTAATGACATCGACTTCAATTCCAACGACGTTTGTTGGCGCATTTCCAGAAGTCTGTGCTGCGATGATGTTGGCGCCGAACACATCCCACGGCGTAGTTCCAGCGCCCGTGTTGGTTTGCGCGATGGCGGATACACCAACCATTATTCTTTTAGACGGATCGGCTGAAATCGGTGCATTAGTTGAATACGCGCGGAATGAAGCGCCGTTAACTTCAGCTTCACAGCCAGCTTCAGCGATATGTTCAGTTGTGATCGCGCTAATTTTATACTCATTACCCCAAACTGATCGCGCTTGAGTTAGTGCGGTACTGTTATGAACTTCCACATAAGCGCCAGTGCGGGCATAAGACAGCGTACTGTCAGGAGTAGTAGCAGTTCCTCTGAACACCGACACACCATTTTGTGCTGCTTTAGCAAAGTTATTGGCTCCCGGCTCATTAAGCTGGCCAAGAGTCCCTTCGTAAAACCCGCCTCTTGAAATAGAGACATATCCGGGGGAAAGCATATCTCCACTAGAACCAAAAATAACCTTGGTTGTCCCTGCGCCCACTTTAGCATTAGCAAGAGTGTCGTAATCGGCAGCGTTTACCGTGCCGCGCAGTTTGGCTTGTATTGTCTGCAATACCGCACCTGTGCCAGATTGCACAAAGCCAATAGTGGCTACACCTGCGCGTTTCGTAACGCCGTCTTGAACAACCGGCATCTCAACTGTGCTGGCCAACGGCGAAGTTGCTAAAGGAAGACCTGTAATAGTGACAGTCGGCATTAGTAGTTCCCTGCGTAGATGTTAAACCGCTGCCGCGAAGCGATAAGGCTGTACGGTATGGACATGATGTCATCTGGGTTGTTGATACGTTTTATGTTACGCTTCGACGACATAGCAATGCGGCGAACCTGTGCCGATGGTTCCTCGCCAAACTCAGGTGCTAATTCGCACGCCAAGTTATAACGGAACGCACGCAGATAGCCGGGCGGGAAATGCAGTACTGTCGCCAGCGTTGCAGGCTGAGTTAGTTCCTCAACAGAAATAAAATGCCATTCTAGATTGCGCGTCGGACGCGGATAGATGTACATCTCAATGTCGGGGAACGTCATGTTGATGAAGATGACTTGCGGGTATGTCGATGTGACGGTCTTGACCGCGATACCGTTATACTGCTGCTGGTTGATGAATTTGATGCCGTAGCTGACGCCAGTGCCGGGGTCTTTGAAATAGGTGCTGTCATCAAGCAGCACTGGGCGGTTGCCGACAAAGTTGCCTGTTGGCCCCAGCGTGCGCGAAAGCTGACCTGACGGCCATGTAAACACTTGGTCTTGCGTCGAGTAGACCGCGAGGCGCTCAGTGTTCCAGCTATCAATCATCTGGTTCATGGCGCGCAGTGCGTCCTGCGACGTTTCAGCCGATGGGACTTCACCTTCTGCTAGAACACCTAGCAGTCTAAGCGAACCATTAATTATGTCACCAGCAGTTGCCATTGATTAGTCTTCCTGCGCTTTGCGGCGGCTTTTGGCTACCGGCATTTCGTTGATTGACGCCTTTACAGGCACGTCAGGATTATAGCGTTCCCAGCCGAAATCTTCATCATAAATCGCTTCTTCTTCTGAAATAGCGACTTTTGCCCCGTGGACATCGTGAACAAGATAGATAACAGCCATAAAAAACCTTTAAAAATGGACGGCCCGAAAGCCGCCCAAATTAATTAAACGCAGTGGATGATTGCGAAGTTAATCACTACTGCTTCTGACAGCGTACCGCCAGAAATGTTGCGTAGGCTGATGCTGACAGAGCCAGCAGCCAAACCGTTTGCAAACACGTTGTACGATCCAGCGGTCGCTTGACCGCCAGAGATAGTAAGAATAACAGTGTCATTTGCAGAAATGAAGCTGTTGTTCAGCGTGAACGTAGCGTTAGTGGCAGTAGTCAAAGACGCGTTGTTCATAGTGATACGGCCAGCAGGCTTGTTCAGCGTAACGGCAGTTGACTTATCTGTCGCCTGCGTGACTGTACCTTGTGCTGCGGCGGTGTAGCCGAGTTGCTCGTCAGCCAAGAGATATTGTGCGCCAATAATATCTTGGTCTAGGAAAGCAACGCCAATAGATTTTGTATTAGCCATTGATTTTCTCCTGAAAAGGATGCCCCGACCGTAGCCGGGGCAAACCTATTAGCCAGCGATACGGTACAGGTTGTACGTAGCTTCGCCGGTCTTGACAGCGCGGAACAATACGCTGCGCGATGCAACGCCTGTACCAACGCCAACCAACGTCCAGCCAGTGCCTACTACGATAGTAGGAACGCCAGTGCTGGTAGCAATCAAAGAAAACTCAAACGATGAGTTAACTTTGGCGCTGCTGATGTCAGCGTTAACAACGGTGACTGCAGGAAGCGTAAGGTCAGCAGTAGACGACGAAGTGTAGACAACTGCGCCACCAGCCAAATCGGCAGTGGTCAGTGTAGCGGCTGCGGTGTACGCGGTAGGGATTGCGGATACGCCCAGCGTGACTTCGCCGAGGTTGCCGTCGCCAACTTGATAACCGCCGGCGCCATTAGGTAGAATAGCCATATTATAAATCCTTTAAAATGTTTGGCCCCCAGCGAACTGGGGGCCGGTATTAGGTTAACCCCAGAGACGGCAGGCCATTTGCGGACGGATCGTGCTGTAGCCATACAGAACGTCGATACGGCAAGGCATACGGTCGTTGTTGATGTCGTACTGACGAACAACGCGAAGCGAGATGCCGTTATGCACCTGACGCGAAGCCATATCTACGCCCTGTGGGAGCAGAAGGTCGGCGGTTGCGAAGGTGATAGCGTCCTTGTGGTATACGAGGTTCTGCGCGTATTGCGTAGAAGCCGCGCCGACGAACACGATTGCCTTGCTGTTGCCGGGCAGTGTGTTGACAGTGGCAAGTGCGTGTGCAGCCGAGTAGATTGCAGCAACAGTGATGTTACCAGCGCCTGCGCCGCTGAGCGTGACATCAGCAAGAGCAACGAACTGGAACAACGAACCAGTGCTTTCACGGGTCTGTGGGTTGACAGCAAAGCAGTCAGCTACAGTGAACACGTCGCCAGCCTTAACGGTAGCCGATGCGCCAGCGCCAGTGATGGCAATGGTGGTTGCGCCTTCCGACGTAACAGCAGCCGAAGTCGTGCCGCCAGTTGCAGTACGCGAACCAGTGGTGAACTGCTTGATGGACTGCGACATATTGATTTCTTCAAAACCAAGTACGCCGGTACCCATCATGCCGTTCTTGAACTGCTTGCTGACAGTGTCGGTTGGGTTGAAAAGACCCTTCATGCCTTCGACCAAACCAGCGTTTGCGGCTGGGTTGACAGTGGCATAACGTGGCGACATTACGGCAGCGTTTTCGTTCAGCTTCTGCTGTGCAGCAAGAAGAACAGCCGAAGTCGATGGCGTAGTGCCGGGCGTGCCAACAGTGTTACCGATGGTTGCATACGCATTCGCAACGTCAGCGTCGATGCTGGAAGCAAGCTGCGAGATACGTGGCTTCAGAACGCGCTCTGCGAAATCATCAAGCTGCATGGTCAATTCAGCAGTCGTGAAGTTAACGCCGATGTGCTTCTGGTTGGCAACGGTCAGAGTTGTGAACTGCTCGTTGTCATCCTGTACCTGAAGGGCTGCGCCATCAGTTACAAGTGCGCGGTCTGGAAGACGGATACGCAGGGTTGAACCAATTTTAGCACCTTCAACAGCAAAGCTGTCATCGTACTGACGGTTTACGTTACGTGTAAGAACCAAGTTGTTTTCGAGAATCTCAAGCGCCTTACGCGTGATCATGTCGATGGTTAAAATCGAGTTACTCATGGAAATAATCCTAATTTATCGGTTGCGTTGTGCCTCGTACTTCTTGATCTGCCGTAGCCGTTCTGCCTCAATCCAATCTGACGTACTCATGGACTTTACTGACCGTGGGTCTGTCGTATCAAATGTTGGCGCACCAGCGGTGCGGGCATTGACAGGTGCAATCGGTGCCGGGGCGTTGGATGTTTTTTTGAATGTAGGTTCGGCTGAAAGCCGCGCCTCAATCATTCCAATTTCCCTAGCTTGCAAAATGGGGTCTAAACGCGAAATACGCTGGGCATCTTTTGTGTTGATACCTAAGTGATAAATCACGTCGGGGCCAACGTCGGATGCTTGTATTGCCATTGCCATCGCGTCGGTGATCGGAAGGTTGGGGTTGTATGCGACTTGTTCAAAGTCATCATACTTGTCCCGCGCTGCCTCTTCACGTTCGTGATAAGACTCTAGCATTGCACGTTGCTGGTTATCCCTTTCACGGCGTACCAGCATTTCTTCGGCTTTACGCTCAGCCAAAACCTCTGCGTAATCCTCGTAAGTCTCAAATTGTTCAGGGGTTATGTCGTGGATCGGCTGCTGCCGTGCCTGCACTTCCTCTGCCCTTTGAGCCTGTTCGCGTTCCCATTTACGCTGCTCTCTTGCGAGTCGTTTACCTACGATGGCGTCTAAGTCTTCTTGTGAAAAAGTCTTAGGTGCTTCCTGATCAGCAGACTGCTCTTCCGGCGTCGTGTTTTCTACAGGCTCGATTGCTGCCGTGGCTTCGAGTTCTGGCGCGGAGGCATCCGCTTCGGTAAAGACATTATCGTCCATGTTTAACCCTTAAAGAGTTCCTGATGAGCCGCATCAGTACGGTTGGTGGCTAGACTACATCATTTGATGCAGTCTGGCAATCTTGTTACGCTTCTACTTCTGCGGGAGCGTTCTTAGCTTGTTCTGCGGCATAGGCAGCTACTACGTCAGCGGTGTGCGTCGCGGCGCATATTGCCTGCACGCGAGCATCTTCTGCGCTGTAGTCATCGCCGGGGGCGACAACGTGACGGTGGAATGTGCCGCTGATCTGTTCGCCGTCTTCGAGGATGGCAGTCTTAGTGCGTACTTGCACTGCGCCGTTCTCAAGAACTTCGACCTTATCTACCACTACATTTTTTTCTAAAGCCATTTTTATTCTCCTGTTTCCAGACCGGCTATCCCGCCGGACATTAGGTTAACTTATGTACTCAACTTCGCGGGTTATATAAAGTATTGACCCTGTGGTGTTGGCTATGTCAATCTTGTAAAGGTTTTCGTCCGACGGAGAACCGTTGATAGTAACCGCTACGCCCGATCCAAGGCTGTTTACAGCCACTACATATACGCGTCCGGCTGTCGTGCCGTCACCGCGAACAATGTACTCATGCACACCCTTAGCGCCTGCGTTAAAAATATGCCGCACGCGGACTGTGTAATCCTCGTTAAGCTGCCCAAATTCTTGGCTGGTAAACGTAGACGCCGTGTTGACGCTGTTATCATATCGGTTGTTCTTAGGGTACGCGACGGCAGCTTCGGCTGCGGTAAGCAGATTAGGTTCAAACGACCAATAGATCGGCGTGCGCCATTCAGACTCAAAAATAGATACGTCGCAAGTGGTTAGAAAATCACCTGTTTCAATCGGTGCTACTAAAGTGAACAAGCCTGTATATGGCCCCCATGTAAACCCTTCAGTCACACCTATGTCAACGCCGCCAATAGTAACGACAGCATTAGAAAAGCCGTTATTTTCGTCTGTGCAAGCCGCTGCAAAAGAACCATAAATATAGCCGTCCGCAACTGTTTGCGACGACTCAGTGTTGTTATTTATGAGGTTGTTTGTGTTTATGCCGACGCATTTTTCGCGCACGCCTGTTGGAAGCGTACCGCTATAGGGGGTGCGCCCTACGCCAGCATTAGAACCAGCGAGGCTTGTTTCGATAAACCTATTTCCGTGCCGCCCAATATCTGTTGAAAGTGGGCTTAGGAACATCGTGTAAGTGTCAGTCTGACCGTAAGTGGCGTCATTTGAAACGACAGGCGTAACTGTTTCTGGCGTGACGGCGATCCAACCGTAACCACTAGCTTTAATTGGACACTGCGAGGATATTTCAGCGCCGAAAGGCAGGCGAATTTCGTCAGGCATAAACGCCGAAGGATATAGTCTGTTGCTGACAAATAACTTCAAACCGGAATATCCGAACGCTGGCATATATGGCTGTAGCAGCCCATAGCCTGAGTCCACGCCTGTGTTTTCCGCGCTCACATTATCAAGGCCAATATTGCAGTTCCAGTTGGAGTCTGTCTGATAAATACCCGCTGGCTCACAACCTTCAAAATGCGTATTCCGCATATTCATAAAGGTGGCGCTACCATTGATGTGTATGCCGCCGCCGACAGTGGTGTCGTGAAACATATTTCGGTCAAGATAAAACAGGTTCATGTTGACGTTATCAAGTTCGACGCACGTTTCAGTTTTGAAAGCGTTGCAGCGGTCAATGTATGTGGGGCCAAAATAGTTGGCGGGCGTAGATGGGTCGCCGGTCGTGCAATAAAACCGGATAAAGTTTTTCATGCCGTAACAGTTTACGTTCTGCCAAAGCAGTTTTTGCACGTAGTTCGCCGTAGATTTTCCTACTGAGAACCCTTCGCTGGTGCGGAAATAAACGCTGTCTTTTGTTTGGCGGATTGAAAAATCCTCAAAAGACACGTTCTGGAAATAAAAGTCGTTAAACTGAATATCGAACAGCTTTGATGCAGTTTTGTTAAAAATGATGTTGGTGCGGCTTTCGATAACACCGTCGCCCTGCGTAATTGCGTCGCTGGCAATCTCGCCCACCATGCGGAACGTAACTTGGCTGCCCGAAGCGCGTGTACCGTTAATCAGCAACGGATCAGTGATTAGATAGTTGCCTTGGGGGACAAAAAGCGTTTTGGAGTTGTCCAGACAAAAGTCTATTGCCGCCTGAAACGCAGTGGTGCAATCGAAGCTACCGTTTCCGTTCGCGCCAAAATCCAGCACGTTTGCAGTCGCGCCGTCGATCATTGAGTAGGTGGCTTTAGTCAGAGACATAATAGTTCTCGCTTATACGGTGTAAGTAATGGACGCACCCACATATTTTCCAGCGCCAGCAGAAATATTTATGTAAGCGCCGGTCACTGCGTCAAGAAATGAAATTCGGTTGTCAGCAGACTGAATATGGGCTGTCGCTACCGCAGAACCCATACCTATAAAAAAGCATGACCCGTATGCACGTTCAGCAGAACTGGAAAAGGGCAGCCCCGTAATAAGCAAAACGCCAGATGCGCCCGTAGTATTTACGTTAAACAATGAGATTTGCGCCGTCACTTGACGACCTATGCGGGTGTAACGTCCGCTAGCGGTAACTGGCGTGGTAGGCGCGGCGGCGTCGCCTGTCAGTGTACCTGTCCATACACCTTCCTCATAGTCATTCAGCAATTCGCTGGTCATGCCAGCAGCGTGCGTTGCTGCGCTGAAGTCAATGCCTTTGCCAGCGGCGCTAGGAACGAAGTTACCAGAAGCAAGTTTCAGGTCGCCATTTGGAAACAAAGCCATTGTTTCGGGAAAACTAGCGATAGGACTTCCAGCCGTTCCAGACGCCGCGCTGTACCAAACATGGAAGCCAGAGTTTTGCTGATACCATCCAGCGGCACCAGTTACGTTATAGCGCAGAGCATTATCATAATACCAGTTTGAGCCGATATTATTATAGACGCCTTTTGAAAACAGTCCGCCATCGTTAGGTACGTCGAGATGCCCCGGCCCAGTCCAAGCCATCTTGGTTGTCGCAACCGCTACGTTGTTTTGCGTCTGAGTGAGGTCAGCAACTGATACTTTAACGGTAGCGCCGCTCTGAACAATAGGCAAAACTTCTGTGCCAGCAAGGGGGCTGGCAGCAGTTGTAAGCGCGGAAATCTTTTTATCAGCCATAGTTTATATCCTTACAAATTGCCTTCAGACACCCAAGTTCCGGGCTGCCCTGATACGGTACAAATCCAACCTTTTGGTGAGCCAACAGCGGGTGATGCGTTCATTACGCGGCTTCCCTTGCACCATTTGATATTGCCGTAGTCGCCGGGGTTAGATTGAGGACTGGTTGGGCCAAACAATATTTTAGGGTGGACTAACGATCCAGTTACGGTGTCTGTGTAAATGCCGCCAAACGAAAGCTGTCCATCTGTCGGGTTAAGCGCAAAAAAGCGGCTTCCAGCGGCAAACACTTGATCGCCACCCAACCAGTAAGATACGTTTCCTACAGGAGCGCGTCCGCTCGTGCTAAGAGAAGCGTATCCTTCATACAGTTCAATCGAAGCGTAATCCGTACCAAGATTGAGCGCGCCGCGAGAGTTTTGTGTACCAAACTTATGCAAGCGGCCAGTAACTGCGTTTCCACCAGAAACCAAGCCTGTAGCAGTATCGCCCCATTTAATTGCGTATTCGTTTGCCGTAATCATGGCGGCGTCTTGCTGGATGCCGTTGCCAGTGATCGTCAAACCTTTATGAAGCGCAGTACCCTTATCGCACTCAATATCACCGCCGGCGTTACCTTCCAGATAGTTTCCGGTGATTGTAACGCCATAGCAAGCTGCAAGGCTGATAGCTGGGCCTGCAACGCCACTCAAACCTTGAATGACGTTCCCGTCGATTGTGCAAGTGTTCATCGCAGGATCGGCAGCGGCGTCATAAATTGACAGGAAGGCGTCGCCTTGCTCAATTAGGTTGTTGGTGAAATGCAAATCGTAAGCAATAGGCATTGCGGCAAAATAGCCTGTCCAACCCCATGCACTGCAACCCATCGCATAGATAGACTGCGCGTAGAGCGTGCTGTTGTTAAACATCCGAATACGGTCAAAAGCGCAGTTCGAGAAAATAATGCGGCGATACGTTGCGCCGTTAATAACTTGTGCCAGCACGCCAGCATCAGTCTTAAAATACATATTGTCGAAAGTGATTAATTCAGCATCAAGGTTTGTAACAAACATCGTGCCGGCATCAGCTTTATATAGGCCGCCTGCGCCGCCGCCAGACACGACAAGCCGCTTTTGAGTTGTCAAAAGCGAACGGTCAATCGTGATGAAAAAGACCTTCGCAAGTCCGGGAAAAAATAGGTTTACATCGTTCGCAACTGCATAATCAAAAGCGTCTTGAACTGCTGCCGTGTCATCCGTCACGCCATCGCAAACAGCACCGAAATCTTTGACCGAAACATATTCTGCCAGCTTGTCTTGGACGTTGGTGGCTACGCTGCCGGTAAACGGTGGGTCATAGCTAACAATCGACGCGTCTACAGCGCCAGTAGTAGTCTGGATTGCTGTGGTGAACTTTACCTCACCGCCGACGTGTACGCCAGACGTAAACGTCACGGTGTCGCTGTCCGTCTCCAGATAGCTGTCACCAACATACTGGTTCACGCCGTCGATGTAGACGGTCAGCGAGTTCGTGCCGGGCGTGTAGTTGATCGTCGAAAGGTTGAACACGGTCTGGCCGGCGGTAGCCGTGATGACTTCTTCCTGCACCGTGTAGTTGACGAAATTCGAGTTGACGCCAGTGATGTTGTCGTAAGTGCCCAGCAGGATGCCTGTGGCTGTCTCAATAACAAACTTATAGACCAGACCGTCAGTCAGCCAAATTTCGCCGCCCGGTACGCGTCCTGCGCTGTCCAAAATGATAGGGTTTGCGTGCGGCGTGACGCCAGACGCGCTGGTATACGTGACTTGCGGCGTAGTTGTGCCGGCTGCATAGGTATAAATCTTGCCGCCCGACAGGATAACGCCGTTATTGTCGAAGAACTGCGCTGCGAAGCCGCCGATGGGCGAAGGGGTTACTGACATCTAATTACTCCAGCAGCAACAATCCGCCGTCCTCTTGGACGAGGTTGTCACCTATTTCAGTTAGCAGATTGCCTTGCACGGTCGCGTCAGAGTAGCCAGACAGAAAGCTAATAATGCTCCCTAACCCTAAAGCAATACCATTACGAAGCGCGCCGCCGAAGCCCATATATCAGTTCCGGTTAATCGGCTTGGCGTACACCGTACCGCCTGTGGACACCTGAATGGCACTCACGCGCCAAGGTGAGCCGTTCGTGTTGACGGTCAGCACAAAAGGAATTGGCGTAAATGGCGGAATTGGCGTACTGGCGGTCGTAGCGACAGCGCCGACGCCTACTTCGACGTAGCAAGCCTGATCCGACCAGACCACAACGCCCTGCGCGCCGGGAGGCCATGTGGACGTGTTACCAGCAGTGCCGGTATACGCCACGCTGTATGCAGGATAATCAGCTTTGCTTAGTGGGTTTAAAAGTTCCATAGCGCGTCCTTATGCGAGAAATTTCAGTTTATACAGCGTGCTGTAATACAGGCCAAAAATCTCGTCGATAATGTTTTGGATTGAGGTGCAATCCTTATCGACGACTTTATACCGCATTTCCATCAGTTCGTCTACTTGACCTTCAAGAAACTCGACAATGTTGTTGGTTTTCTTAGCCGACATCAGCGAAATAGGGCCGATGAGGCCATATTTGCCCTGATAGGCTTCCGCGTATTTGTCCGCCAAGTCAATGATTTCGCTGTAAAACTTCCGCAACGCTTTATGCTTTGCGTAGCTGCGTGTGTTCAGATGCGTCGAGTGTGCCACGTCACGCGCAAGAAACAATGTACCTACAAAATCAGCGCAACTCATTACATCATTCCTTCAGGGGCTTGTTCTTGCATTGGCATTTCCATCGGCATCTCAGGCTGTTCGCCCATCTCAGGGGCTTGCTGCATCTGTTCGTCCATCTGCGGTACTTCGCGCATTTCAGGTGAACCGCCGATCAAGTCGCCTGTATCCAGCGCGCCTGCAATCGTACCCATGACAATATCCTGAATTTGCTCAGGTGTCATGCTGTTTTGTACAGCAGAGATACGCTTGGTTTCGGCTTCGTAAGCCTGCACTTCAGCCTTGTACCTGTCGATGGCGATTTTCTGCTGTTCTGCGCTATCTTGGATGTTCTCCATGATGTCAGAGACGCGGTTGAGTTCTTGTGACAGAGCCTCAATCTGCTGCTTGGCCGCCATGACTTCAGGCGATTGGTCGCCTTCTTCCAAGACTTTCGGGTCAAGAATTTTCTTAAACCGCTTCGCCATCTCCTGCGCTCCGGGCCAATCCATGTTCTTGATGAACAAATCGCCGGCCACAGTCCAAAGCTGCGGGTTGGATTGCAGAATCATTGACATGGCGTCGAGCGCCTCTTGACGCTTGGTCATGTAGCCGGGGCCAGTTGTGACCATAACGTCGTATGTGCCGATTGACGGGTTGTAGATTTTTTCGATCAGTCCGCCATTTTGGTCACGAATTTCCTTGACAGGCTCTTGCTGCATTGGGTCCATTTTGACCATGCTGACTTCGCCATCAACGCCAATAATACGCGCAATGCGCTGTGTGTCGTAAATCTTAGGGATAATATCGACAAGCTGGCGGGTGATGTGACGGATCGCACGGGCAAGGTTATCAACATAGTGGTACGTGCCGACATCGCCCTGCTTTTCGCGTGCGGTGATGGCTTTTGCAGACCGTTCGTTGCCTTGTTGACCCAATGAGGCGTCATACTGGCCGGTGGTGGACTTGATGTCCTCACCAGCGCCCATTTTAGCCTGTATCAGCCCTGTTTGGGGTAGCGGGGGTGCTGCACGTTGCGGCAAAGGTAGAACGTTCCCAGCGCCGTCTGTAACGTCTGGGTTGACTTCCAAATACGGCCAGTTGGTCGTGTTGGCAGTCTTCCACTGGTTTTCGTAGCCCTCGAACTGACCGCCATAAGCGATAAAGGGTGCTTTTGGTGCCAGCGCCAGCATTTCTGCTTCTTGGCTGGTCCAGTAGTTGTACATACGCTGTGCGTCTTTGGCGTTCCGCACCAGACCGGACACGTAAATCTGTCCTTGCACTTCAAATTCGTTACCTACGACGCGCACGACAGGTATCCAACTGCCCGGCCATTCGCGTTCGTCCAGCACGTCATAGCCATTGGTCTTCATCCACATGACTTTTTTGCGGTCTACTTCGCGGCTACGGACAGGCTTGCCGTACATGGCGCGCAGTTGCTTATCCATCGGCGTATCTTTGAACGCCGTGACGTTGTCTGGGTACAGGTTCAGCGTCTCGCGCTTGCGCTTATAGTAAAAATACTCCGCGACGCGGATAGTGTCTTCGTCAAGCCATGCCGACATGCTTTCATCGCCGACAGCGGTGGACAGAATCGACGAAATGGGCGTTGCGTCTGGAAACTCGCGCTCATACTCGTCTTTCGTCATATCCTGCGTGACAAAGCACCATTCAGCGTCTGCGCCGCATGGGTCTTGGATCGTAGGGTCCATGTAAACGCTAAACGAGTTGCGGACGCGCATAATCCGCACGTCTTGGTCGAAAGTCTCTTCGTTGCAGTATTCCGTAATGAGACGGATATAGCCTTCACCGTAGGTGACTTGGTTATCACAGGCTGTGTCGTAGGCTACGTCCGCATCGGACATATACTCGATATGCCGCACGACGCCGTCGAAGATCGCTGCCACTTCAATGTCAGCGTTGTCATCGACAGGTATTACTTTACCCGCAGGGCGGTTTTGACGCTGTTCGTTCGTTACCTGACGGACGTGCTGCGGCAATTTGTTAATTGTCAGGCAGGGACGTGCGTTAATTGTCTGGCCTTGCACCGCACCGCGGGTCGCTAACACGTCAGCAGGCCACTGCCACTGGTTGTCAGGGCTACCGGCCATGAACCGTAGGTCGTCCAGTTCGTCTTCACGGCTGTCCGAATAGGCTGCCATCGACATCTGTAGCCGGTGGCGCATGGTTGCCATTGTATCAGGGTCACCGCGAGTGTTCGCTGGATCGCTACCGATGTCAGCTACATCGCCTACTTTGTTAATACCTGTCGGATCAGCCATTGTGGTTACTTTTTACCTTTTTTAGCGGATTCACGCTTTACGCTATACGCGATTGCGACCGCCTGTTTGACAGGTTTTCCGGCGTTTACCTCAGCCTTGATGTTCTTGCGGAACGCGGCTTTGCTGGGCGACTTGACCAGAGGCACTTTATTTCTTCTTTGTTGGCGTTGGCTTCATCGACACGGTCGTGCGGATGACTTGCACTGGCTTGGCCGCCTTCATCAACTCAGGGCCGCGTGTCGTGCCTTCGCGGGCTACAGCTTTCATGGCTGCGCGTGCGCGTGCTGGGTCGCGGTTAGCCATTGCAGCCTTTTCAGCCTTTACAGTGCCTGTCTTATACAGGGCTTTGGTGTATTTATTAGCTGGCATTTACTTACCCTTCTTAGCTGGTTTGGCTGTTTTGGCGCTTTCTTTGAAAGCCTTGGCTGTGGGGGCGCCTTTAGCGCCCGGTTTACGCATTTTCTCGCCTGATCCAGCGGCGATCCGCTCTTTCTTGGCGTTGATGTTGGCATATAGACCCTTTTTCATGGGCATTTCCACCTTTTCAAACTAGCTTTGGCGCGTTCGCCGTCTTTTGCCTTGGCTGCAACAGCCCCCATGCGGGCGCAGAACGACGCTTTGCGTCCTGCGTCAGCCTTTGTCTTCGGATTCGGCGCTGGAGCCTTCAATTTGCTGCCTGTTGCAGCGTTATATTTCGCTCTACCAGCGGCAGTCAGGCCCGCGCCCTTTGACACAGGCAACTTCTCGCCTCTGCCAACGGACAATGACACTGATTTTTTCTTGTCTGCCACTAGCTGCCCATCCAAGATGTAGAATATCCAGCGGGAGAATACCCGCTTGAGGAGCGTCTGTCAACGCGTCCTTGTCGTGGGTCTTTAGATGCTACAGGAAAGGCAAATGTCACCGCTATGGCGTCCGCTGCGTCAGGTGACGCCAGCCCGCGTGACTTCATATCTTTCTTACTTTCGAGGAACAGCGTTCCTTTACTATCCGGCTTGGTGCGCGGGCTGATGAGGTCTGTCTTCAGGAACCTGTCGTTGGGGATGTGCGCCGTTTTGAGCCACTCACGCATGGCGCCCCACATCTCCGCGCGCTTGTTGCCCCACATGATCTGGTTCTTGGCTTTATTGCCGAAGTTCACGCCGCGTATCTTGTACCGCTGCTCTTTCAGCCGGTCTACGACGCCTGCGCCTAACCCGCCTTCGTCGATGCACACCAGCGCCGGCTTGAACTGCTCTATGGCGTCGATGACGTAGCCAGCCACTTCCATTGTGTCAGCGCCGCGGTGCCTGCGTAACTCTAGGATGTCACGGCCCTGCCGTATGGCGATGACGGTAGCATCTGCCCCGAAGCGTGCAGGGTCTACCCCTATGACGATGGGCGCGCTGTCGTCCTTGATGGGTGGCCGCTTCATGGCGTCATCGACCAGATTGCTGCCAATGAACTGATCGTCACCTTCGCTGGGGAAGTTACCGTAGACTTCGACACTGGCTTGGTAGCTGTCTGGCCCGTATTCATCTATGATGCGCTGGTACAGGTTTTTGTCTGTACCCTCGACATCGCGGGCGTCGATTGTGCGTGTTGTCCAGAACGCCCGCTTGCTGTGGAACGTCTCGTAGAAATAGCCTGTGTTACGCCGCGGGTTGGAGAAGGCCAGATGGAAGCGGTGCGGTGTATTCTCTGTGAAGAAACCATCGCTCACCGACCAGATTGAGTCTGGAATACCGCTGGCTTCGTCGAAGATCAGCATCACACCGTCGAAGTTGTGGACACCTGCGTAGGCGTCAGGGTTCTCTTCCGACCACAGCCGGCCTTCGACTGACCAGTAGCGCGTGCCTTTCTTCAGGTCACGCTCGACCAGTTCCGTCAGCCACTTGGCTGGCATGATGCGTGTGGCGGCTATCTCGAACCAGTGACTGTTGAGCGACATCGCCAGCCACTTGGTAATTTCTGCCCATGTTACGCTACGTAGCTGCGCTTCGGAGTTTGCCGACACGATGGTGGTCGAGCCGATTCTGCTGGAAAGCATCCATATCGTGAGCCATGACACCAGCGCCGACTTACCAATACCGCGTCCTGACGCAATCGCCAGTCGCGCCGTGTCGAAGTCAACCTTGCCGTTGTTCGCTTTGATGTGGTCACGCAAGTCGCCAAGTATCTGGCGCTGCCATTTGCGCGGTCCGGGGAAATGTTCCAGCGGTGTGCCTGCTTGGCCCCACGGGAATGTATACAGCACAAATGCTAGGGGGTCATCCTTCAGACTGGGCGACCACAGCCGCGCCATCAACTCCATCTCGTCTTGCGCTGAATATATCGGCTGCTGCATGTGTGTTATCCTCTAGCTGGGGCAGTTCAGTGTACAGCCCCTCGATGACGCGCGACTGTGCTTTTTCCAGCGCGCCTGTAATGCTTATCTGTTGGTCGATGTTCACGTCGATCTGCTGCTTGGCTACCCAGCCGTGCTGATGCTTGAGTATCTCCAGCGCAGCCTTGCTGTCGCCATCGCGCGCCGCTTCGTACATGGTCTTAGCCGACACGTACTCGCCATCGGCACGACCTTTGATTTCGGCCATCTCGACCAGCGGATCAGCGTCGGCCAGCACGCGGTATTGCCGCGGGGTTAATCCAGCGGCCATAGCGAGACTGTCACCCTTCAGGCCGTAACGCGCTGCTTCATAGATCGCCTCTAGCCGCGCCTCGGTGGCCTGCGTCCGCTCTGGTGTAAATGGCAGTGAGTAGAAAGTCATTGGGCGTACTATAGTGTGTTGCATTTTAATTTGCAAAAAAAATAAAAATTGACGCGGGCCGGGCTGCTTACCGGAGTGCGTTTGGCTTTTGCGCGAAAATCCAAAAACCTCAACAGACATCTAATCTGCGCCGCCGCGTCAAAACAAATAGTATGTGGTCGGGGATATTTTGCAAATAAAAAAAATTGTTTGCGACCCATGCCCGTGACAGTCACGCGGCGCTCGGCCCTCCCACCCCCACCCCCCTGCCAGCAGCGTTCTAGCTTTGTTCTATAGCGTAGATTCTGGGTTGGCCTTTTCCTTTACGTCAACGTCAACGTAGCGAAAAAACATATTGCTGGCTGGCTATGCTGCGGTGCAACATTTTGCATGGGCGTTCTAGGCTATGCGATTGCATGTCATGACTGCGTAAATCATGACGCCATGACTGCGTAGGTCATGACCGATTTGCGTAGTCATGACTGCGTGGTCATGACAGGGAAAGTTTACAATTGTTAAACATCTAGGCGATCTAGGCAATCGATTTGGGAGTCGTTCTCTAGAAAGTTATATTTTAACCATATAGGTTAATTATATACTTTTCTCAAACTGACTTAACATTCCATAGCCTAGATAGCCTAGAATCCTCGGCGAAGCGCAGAAACCCTTGACTTTTTCCTAGGCAATTTAGCCCATTTTCATAGCCTAACAAATGACTATTTCGCCTAACTTTTCGCCTAACAATTTTCGCGCCAAATATCGCTTGGCAAAAATAGTCATTTTCTAGGCTATCAGTTAGGCTATCATTTTAGGCCAAATGACTATTTTAAGAGGGCCTAAAATCTTTTTTTAGTGCAACACATTTTGTTGTTGACAGCATGAATAAGAGGGTAGATAAGAGGGTATCAACAACGCAATGGAGTGAGACACCATGACAAATACATTCAACCCCGGTGACCGCGTAATGGCCCGCATATTTGGCAGCGACTATTATCCCGCGACTATTGTTAGTTCTGTGGGCTGGAGTTCTATCCCCTCAATGTGTTGTCCCGTCGAATTCGACCGCAAGCCGGTAACCGCAAGCGGCACATTAAACAGCCGCCGCGTCACAGTTCTAAAGTGCAACGTTAAGGAGTTGGCAGCATGAACCGCGAATATATCATTTGGGGCAAGCCACCGCACAGCGACGACGAAACCCTGTTAGTGTCCGAAACCGCTGGCATTGCCAGCATGGAACAAGCGCAACGGGTTATCGCAACGCTAACAGACGTGCATGGTTGCACCGATTGCCGCGTTCAAGTGTTTACGCTTGGCAATGGCGCCGACGTTATAAACGCATTTAGGAGTGCAATCGCATGACAAATATCCCCGCACTTTGTGACCGCTGCAATAGCTGGATAATCACCGACAACGGCCAAGCTGTCATTGAGACATGGAGCCGCGACTATGTCGAAACAATCGCCAGCCGCGAAATGCCCGGCGTTGTTATCTACACCGCGCTGCAATGGTTGCAGCACTTCAACACTAACTTAGGAGCAAAGTAAAATGGACAAAGTAGCAATACATGAAGGTAACGCTGTAGCTTATTTGTGCGACTTAGGCGTTTCACGTTTAGAGGCGCGGCGAGTGCTTAGTGACTGCCCTATCGCATCATCATTCGGCGGCGCTGACTATTACTACCCAAAAGACCTGCACAAGGCCGCCGATAGCTACCTAGCAGACGCTTAACCAATCAATAGGAGTGAGAAACTATGCACAACGGACATAAAAACTGGAACCATTGGAACGTATCGCTTTGGCTTAACAATGACGAAGGCCTTTACCGCGAAATGATCCATTTCCTTGGCTATGCGCCAACCAAAGATCGCGCTGCGCGGATGATGGCCGACAGCCTTAAATCAAGCGGCGCGACGCATACACGCGACGGTGCGCCATATAGCTACACAACCATTCGCGCTGCAATGCGCCACCATGAATATTGAGCCGCGCACATGATCGCCCACATAGCAATCATAACATTCTTTATGGGCGTCGGCGCCCTATCAATCTACGCAATCATTAAAACAGTGCGGGAAGCATAACATGAAATTTGAACTATTCGGCGGATGTGATGAATTCCAAGATTATGAATTGCGTGAGACTGGCCGCAATGCCGCTTGCCGTTCAATCATTTTGACCTTGCGTAACGGCAAGCCGGATTACGCAGTTGTTCGACGTTCGCTAACAAATGAGAGTGCGTTTGGTGACAAGGCCGAATTTACACTGGGCGACCGAGCGTTCGCCGCACTCGCCGCTATATGGAAGGAACATAGTCAATGAACCCTGTTGATTACTACGCCGCCGCGCAAGAGCGCCGCCAGCGCGATAAAATGCTGCGCGATGCCGCGCCTGACCTGTTGGCCGCATTAGAACACGTTGACGCATACCTTGCGCCAGAGGGCGATGAAGAGGACCATTACAACTATATCCGCGCAATCATCAAAGGCGCGATTTCAAAAGCACAAGGAGCATAACATGACACAAGACCGCAACTACCTACGCATGATGCACGACTGCGAATTGTCGCACTACGCATCGGAAAACGTCCGCACCGAATTAGAATTTGTCCTGCTGGAGCGCCTAGAGCATCTGATAGGCGTTGACGACGAACTAGAGGACGCAAAGCGCGAGATTGTCGAACTAAACGCACGGCTCGACCGCTGGATGGAACAAGCCAACGCCCTGCAAGCGCAACTAGAGGCCAAATGATTGCGGTTATCGCTGGAGCCGCCCTATTCCTATTAACTTTACTACTGGAGGATTGACCAATGAACCAATATCAAATTGCAATCATAATGCTGTTAATATCGCAAGGCGTCACGCTGTTGCTACTATCGGAAGCCATTAAGCGCGGCAGCAAATGGCAAGCCATGTGGACACGCGACACATCGGAACTGCTATTCTGGAAGCGCAACGGCATCCTACGCGATCCATTGACAGGCAAATACCGCAAGCGGGATAAAAGCTGATGGAATACGCCATACGCAAGCAAATAAAGCACCTGTGCGGCTATATCAGCGACAAATCCGCTGTGTTGCAGCACATCAACAGGGAACACAATCTACGCCTGACGCTGCGCGACATAGAGGATATAGACGAAGCCACATCACGCCACCGCGCACGGCGGACAGACCTAGCCGCTATGATACCATCGCCGCTGATTGTGACGCACAAGCACAAGGGGCACGACCCGCTGGCCTTGGCGCTGTTCAAATACCACGCGGCGCGGACGTTCGGCCCTGAACAAGCCTATTGGTTGGATAGGATGAACGACCGCAAGCCGAAGCCCACCACTACAATCGAACTGTAAAGGACAGACACATGATTAAACCACAACAAGCCGCGCCTATGGGGCGTAAGCATCGCGTTTCATCCGACAGCGCATGGCCGCTGCGCGGACCAGATGGCAAGACCTTCGCGGAACGCCGCGCAGAACGCGAAAAGGAGCAAAGCAAATGCCTAGACCAATGACATACCCAATCGGAACGCTGGCCGTAGGCGAGAGCGCCACCATGCCAGCCACAAAGAAGGGCGATGCCAAGCGCACCAGCCGCAACGTGAGCCAATACGGCATCCGCAACGGTAAAGCCTTCAAGTGCCGCACTGTGGGCGGCGTAACCTTCATAACTAGATGGATGTAAGCAAATGACAGATCAAAACGGATATATGAAACTAACGCGCACCCCTGCGGTGCGGTCGCCTAGAGACCCAAACACTTTTACCAACCACCTTACCACCGAAAGCGGCGGGATAGGCGAAAGGGTGACAGACGAAACCGCGACGCACTATCTGGTGCATCACTTTTGGATCGAAGAAAAGAAATGACCAATATAAGCGAATGGGGCGCAGTCATGCGCCTAGCCAGACGCGCTGCGCTGTTGGCCGGCGAAGAACAGCGCCGCCTTGGGCGTGTGACGGAACAGGAAGATAGCAGCATCATGCTGTATACCGACGACCCGACAACGGCGGGGCTGTTCGCCCGCAATTCCGACATGGCTGCAATGTGCAAGACCAGCGGCATTGAAGGCGTGTGCATCGTCATGGGTGACAAGTTTCCGCCAGCAGCGCATGAAGCCGAGCGTTCCGACCCTGAACTGCCGCGCGTTGCTGCGATGTGGTTCCCCGCCAATGGCGACAAATGCCCCCGCTGCCGCCTGTTCAGGCGCACGACAGGCGAAATATGCAACCCATGCCAAAGGAAATTAGCAGCATGACCAATGACAAAGACAGCGAAGACGCACTGACTATCGCCTACTTGTTAGGCGTTAAGCACGGCAGATCTGAGCAGAACACACAGACCGATGCGCTAAAGGCGGCAGGTGCGGCTATCCGTGGGTTGCTGGATATAACTTCGGAATACAATCTCGACAGCGAACAGGCTGGCCGTGCGTATGCAGCACTTCATAAAATAGGCACAGCACTCGCAGCACTGAAACAAAGCAAATGACCGACGATACAAAGCAGGAACGCGAGGAGGTGGCCGACAAATGGATTGACCTTAATACGTGGCATGTATTGAGACGTCGTTCCTGCACACTACTAGATGAAGCTGAATACCTCCAACGCCGAGGGCAACGCACCAAAGCAAAGCAGGTATGGTTAGAACTTGGGCCACTCAACCGCTACTTGAGGTCGGTTAAGGTGCGCGGCCTTGACTTTGATAACGGAAAGGAAAGCAAATGACAGACCATGATGATGAGGACGACGAATTGGCACTGCCCGAACGATACATCGAACGCGCAGGCGAAACCTTAGCCTACCGCTTGATGGAATATCTGGAATTTCTGGGCGTGATAGGCAAGGACCATGTGTCTTACTTGCGCTACCCGCCCATTGAATTGATCGAGGACGCCGAAAAGGCGTTGAGGGATGAGGAATAAATAAAAAGCCCCCTGCGGAGTGAGGACGCAGGGGGCTTAAAAAGGTCAGCGGAGCATCACCGACCCTATCCATATATCATTGCAACCAAATGGTTGTCAATTCTTGCCTATCGACGGCATGATGCTCGACTTAGGCAAGTCTTCCGCCAAGCGGCGCAAGTCTGATTTGTTCCCTTTTTTCACGTCTGGCGCGACAAAGATATGTTTCTTGGTCACATATTCAGTCGAACCGATCCGGCCCATGTCAACCCAGCCAGCTTCTTTGAGCGCATGAAGCAGCGCCGCCTGTGGTATCTTGACGCCAGCAGGGACGTTAATCGCCAGCGCGTCACAGATGCGATGGAAAGGCCCACCAATGACACCATTGGCAAACACACCCGCCCTTTCGCGCATCATGTCCACAAGATAGCTTTCCGCGACGCTCATGCCATGCTCGACCATGTTCAGCTTCCATTCGGTCACTGGCGGCGCAGCCGCAGGGTTGAACGCCGACACGTCGCGCTGATGCAGCCAAGCGGCGCACTTCTCATAGCCGCCGCTTTCATACCAGCCCCACAGCTTTTTGGCTGCGGTCGGCGTCATACGCGGCGCGCGCGTCCACACGCAGAACCAGCGCCTGTCCTGTGTCGGTAGCGTGATAGGCAGCGGATCGTTCGTGTAGGCAATCACCATCAGGCGGTTGACCAAGTCGTAAGGGTGCATACCCTTGCGGTTGACCGACAGCGTTTCAGGCGGTGCGGCGATAAGCGGCTTTAGCTTGTTAGCCATAGCGCGACGTTCGCGTGCCTCTGGCTCCTTCAACTCGTTCAGGATGACAACTTCAGCCTCAAGCGCATAACCCCACTGGCTGTCCAACCCGCCAGCCTCAATGACTGACCTGTTGCGCCAGTGCTGACCGCCAAGCGCCCACAGGAACGGCTGGAACATACTGTCCTTACCAGCGCCTTCATCGCCGCCAATCAGGATGGCATGGTTAATCTTGACGCTAGGGTGCTGTATCTTGAACGCCATAGCGTCAAGGATGTGGTCTAACTCGACATCATCCGCCACCAGACTGCGGCAATGCTCTAGCCAAGGTTCGACATCATGGTCTGCAATCTTGTCGCTGCCCGACACATCAGGCCGTCCGTCTGTCCAGCGATTGCCGTAGACAAGCCCATCACGCGTCACCAGCACGTCATCGCCAGCGGCGAACGTCACAGCCGACAGCGCAGGGGCGCCGCGATCCTGACGGCGCTCATCATAATAGATGGACGCCTGCACGCGGTTTGTCTTCTTGTGTATGGAACGGCAGTCAACGTGACGGAACAACGCGTTAAAGACGTTGCGGGCTATCTCTTGACGCGTCACCATGTCAAAATAGCTATCGTCGGACTGGATGTATGCGAAACGCTCGAACCATTCGCTTTGTTCCAGCCGTCCTGCCTCTTTCTTTTCGACCTCACGCACACGCGCTGCGGCCTCATCAGGGAAGGCTTCGGTCGGCGCGATTTTCTCATACATCGACGCCAGACGTTCAGCGATTAGTTCGTCACGCAAGCCCGGCGTTACCTTCGGGCCACCTTCATTGGCTACCCAATCAAGGAACGTGCGGCTGTCTAAGTCTTGGCAATGCCCATGATAGCAGCAGAACGAACGATCCAGCGGCTTGTAGCGCGCCTCGACCATGCCGTCGCTGTGTTGCTCATGGTTAGGGCAGACGATGCCGCACCAGCCGTCAGCGTTAGGATGGCTAAGGACTAGGTTGTTGTCCGCAAGCCATGTGAGGACGTTGTCCAACCCATTGTCGCGCAACTGCACAGCTTTATATTCGGCTGTGTCGCCTTCTTCTGGCGTAACGTCCAGCGCCTTGCAGATTTCGTCCAGCGTGTATTCCCGCTCAGGGTTGAACGATACCAGACGCGCAGGAAAGTTATTGCGCCCTTGCTTCAGGTTGACGCTGCCGGGGATGCGGCAGTTGCGGACGGCGTTAGTCGCACCGGGATCAGTGTAGCCAGCGTCCGCAATGGCCTTGATGGCAGCGCAGAAGTCGCCCTTGCGTGGCTGTTCGCTGAACGCGTAACCCCATTGGAACGAACCTTCGCTGGTTTCCAATATCCATGTCGGGTCAAGCGGCGGCGTCTTTGACTTAGTGCCGACATCGTCCAGCATCATAAACAACACATACTCGACGTTGCTGGACTTGGCGGCTGGCTTGCCGTCTACAAAGCGGCCAACGATGAACGAACCTGTGTTGACATACCATGCCTCGCCTTCTTTCATGCGGGTCTTTTCTGGCAGGAACGCAGGAAACGTCGCCTTCGGCGCGCCGTCTGCGTGGAATATCATGTTGCCGTCGCTGTCGTGTTGCGGCTTCTGCCGCACCACAAGGGCTGTCTCGCCGACGTTGTCCGTCGCCAAGCCAGTTATGTATTCTATGAATTTCGTGCGATCCTCACTCATCGCTTGCTCCTCTATTTGCCGTATCGTTCCATTATTGCCACTTCTGCGTTCAGGGGTAAACCCGACGCCCAAGGTGGCGGCTCACACATAATCTGCACCAGCCGCGCTGCGGCGGCTTCGGCTTCATCCTCTGGCACTTCCAAGACAATTTCATCGTGGATGTGCAGCACTACGTTATCCAATCGACGCAAGGCGTGGCGCAGCAAGTCGTTAGCGACAGCCTGCGTGATATTCTCACACGCCAGACCGCGCCACAGCCGCGCCCTAGGCCATTCCTTAGCGTCTGCGGCTGGCTTCCATGAAGCCTTGGCATAGGTCAGATTGCCTTCCTCGTCGAAACGGGCGAAAGGATAACATAACACACGTCCAGACGGAAGCGCATACCAAAGATGCAATCCATCAAATAAATATGTGACGCGGCCAATGGTAAACTCACGGCCCTTGTTCCGCATGGCGCGCATATAGGTGTCCTCAAGGCCAGACCAGTAAGGCACAGCCCACTTGTTAGCCCTGCGCCATGCGTCCACCATGCGCTTCGCGTCGCTCTCCGACATCAGCAAGCCGTAGATGCGGCCCATGCTGGCGAACGCACCGACGCCGCCTGCAAAGCCGCACGCCAACTCTTGAACCTTCCCGATCTGGCGCTGGTCTTTATCGACCTCATCATAGCTGACATGAAAGGTCGCCATAGCGTTGTGCTTGTAAACGTCCTCACCCTTGGCAAAGATGTCCAGCTTGTTCACACCAAAGATGCTGTTGGACGCCCACGGCGTCACCCGCGCTTCAATGGCAGCCCAATCGGCAACGACCAGCCGCTTGCCTTTGTCGGCCATCAGCGCAGGGCGTAGCATACCTTTCAGCACGTCCGTCACGCGGCGGCCATGCTCAGGCACGATCTGGTGCCCGCGCACCATAGCCTGCCGCACTAATGCAGGGTCGGCGGCGCACTTTCTTGGGAAGTTGTGGACCTGAAGCCCAAATGATGAAGCGCGGCCAGTAGCACTGCCTCCTGCAAATACAAATGCTCCTCTAACTCGAAAATCTTCCTCATCAGCAAGCGCCGCGGCACGCTGGAATTTTGCCACGGACGATGCCCAGAGATCGTCCGCGCACTGGATGACTTCTGCAACTTCCGCCGGAACTTCATCAGGGTTTTCCTCCGCCAGCACGAGTAGGTTAGCGCGCACGTTCTTGTCAATGGACAGCTTCTCAACGCCGTCCTTCATCACAGTTGCCACGGCCACGGCCTGCGGCCCTACCCTGTCCAGCACCCACGCCTTCATCTTGGGGCTGCGGACGGACTTAATCTCGCCCTTCGTCACCTCTGCGACGATGTCCTGTATCTCGACCATCTCTTCTTGGGCGTAACGCACAGCAGCCAGCGCCAGCGGCCTGTCGAGCAACACGCCACGGTCGTTAATCCGTTCGTTGGTGTGATAGTCGGCCAACTCTTCCGCCGACAGCGGACGCTGCGCCTGCGCGATAGCGCGCATGGCCCGAACGTCCTGTTCGCAATAATCAACCATCTCCTGCATCAGCGTCGCGTCCTCACGAAACGTGCCGTCTGATTGCGGGATGGACAGCAAGCGGATCAGTTGTCCGCCGCGATGGTCTTTCTTCATGGTCGCGCCAGCGAAGCGGCCCACATCCTCAAGGCTACCCGGCGCGCAGTTGGCGCGGGCTTGCGCTGCGGTGCAGTAGAACTGCTCCAGCTTGAAATCGACCTGAAGGACATACCAGAATATCAGGCGCTCGAACGCTGCGTTGTGCGCGTACACCAGCCCCTTGTGGTCACGCACGGCTTGCGGGAAAGGCTCACCGGGGAGCCACGTCCGCACGTCTTCGTCATCAAATGCGTAGGACATACACAGCACGTCGGTGCTGGCGTCCTGCGCGTAATTATAGACGCCGCGGCTGCGAAGGTCGCAACGGCTGCGCGTCTCAAAATCAACCCATAATTTAGACATAGAAGTTCTCACTCTTCTGCTACTCGCCGGGGTGGTGGATCACCCCGGCTTTCGCACCCCTTAAACTACGCGACGACGACGACGCGCACCTTCAGCGGCTTCAGGTTCAGCGGCGACTTCCAACTCCGCATCCTCTGTTTCTTCGACTGCATTTGCGTCCATCGACACCCAATCGGTGATGTCAAAGATAGGCGTATAGATGCGGCCATAGGTCTTGTGCTGGTAATGCTCTGACGACAGCGAGAGCAACGGCACAGGCTTAGTCTGGTCCTTGTCCACCTGATCGGCGATGGCAACGGCCAATGCCTGCACAGCGCGTTTGCCGCCGACTGATGTAGCCGTGAAGCGCGCCTGCATGTCCTTGTCTTCGCCGTTGGTGCAGACCAGCATCATGCCGACTTGCATTTCCCAACCGCGCGTTGCGCCTGATGGCGCTGGCTCCAACTCTGGCAGCGGCTCTGACACTGGCACCAGCTTTTCAGCCAGCACTTCGCCGTTGCCCCATGCGATGTAGCCATGAACGAACGAAAACGGATTAGCGGCCCACAGGCTGCCGTCTTCAACTTCGGTCTGGTCTGCACCGAAAACCCAATGGCCTGTCTTGTCCATCTTTAGGATGACTGTGCCGCCCGGCGCAACTTCCGATTGGATGGAACGCAACGCGCCGGAGAGGGACTGAACGGACGGCAAGTTAGCGCCGCCAAAAGTAGTGATATTTGACATTGTATTGTACCTTTTCTGTTACTGGATTTTAGACATAGCTTTGGTAAGCGTCTGTCCGATTTGCAAAACCGCTGGCCGAGGATCATTCTCCGGCGCAAGGGTAGAGCCTGTTGAGACGGCGACAACTAAGTTCGCCGGCAATTCTAATTTGTTTTTTTTCAGCGCCTTCTTCAAAGCCTTTTCTGCTTGCGCTGGCGACAACGGCTTGGGTTCGCCCCATGCCTCAATACCAGCAAGAGTCATAAATGCTACAGCCTCATCCTCATTTGTCCACTGTCTTGTGGCGCGTTTGTTGACCAGCTTCCAGCCGGGGACTTTGCGCCCCTCTTCCAGAAGCCCGTGCGCCATCTGCTGCAAATCCTTGATGAACGCCTCAATCAGCGGCGCCTGTTCAAGATAGTGTGCAATCTGGTCAATCGGCAGCGCGTCCATCTTGGCTTTCAGTGCGCGGTCTACCGCGCCTGTCATCACAGGACAAATGGGCTTGGCCGCGCACCACTTGCAATGGTCGCCTGACGCCAACGGCGCGTCTGGGCGCATGGCAATCTTAACGGCGGCGGCAAGTTCTTTCTCAAACGCGTCAACGCGTGCAAGGTCAGTCACCCACCGCTTGACGAACGGTGGTTGTACAATGATTAGTTCGACTTCTTTTGCACCCTCGAAAGCCCAAGCCGTATCCGCCGTGCGTTTAGCCGCCGCAGCGTAGAAGAGTAGCTGGCTGTTTTCTTCGACTTCGACAGCCACGCCATCGCCAAACTTCCAATCCAGAACGACCGCTCGATCACCAAGGCGACCAAGAAGATCGGTAGAACCAAAAACGTCAGGCAGAAAATCACCAAAACCAACCCGGCTTTCAACCGCATATTCCATCTCCCCCTTGGGGTCTATCTCGTCCAGCGCACGCAGCGCGGGTATCAGCTTGTCATCAACCAGTGCTTCAGTCAGCACGGTCTTCTCATAGGTGGTGCCGACCATGCTGTACGGATCAAGGTCACGCTCTAATATGGTGGCTATGGTGTCGTGCAGGAGCGTGCCTTCGTCGGCGTAGCTGCTGCTGGGCTTCGGCGGTACAGTGTCCACCAGCGCCACGCTGCCGGGGCAGGCGATGACGCGTTTGGCGGTCGAGCCGCCGACTATCTTACTATGCTGCATACTGAACCTTCCTTTACTGTTTGAACTGCCAATATACATACAACAAAATTTGATGCAAGACTTGAAATGCAAAAAATTTTGGAGTAGCGTTTTGCCATGACTGAGAAAGAGATAGAGCGGTACTTCTGTAAACGTGTGCGGGCAGCCGGCGGCTTTGCCTATAAGTTCCGCAGCGTTACGCAGATCGGTGTGGCCGACCGCATAGCATGTATGCCTAACGGCGAGGCTTGGTTCGTGGAACTGAAGCAGCCTAACGGTAGGCTGTCTGCGTTGCAGCGTATCTTTTCAGATGAGATGGCACACACCAAGCAGCATTACGCCTGCCTGTGGTCAGTAGAGGATGTGGACACATGGCTCAAACGCTTCAGCTAAGGCCGTACCAACAGCAGGCGGCGACGTTCCTGTACGAACGCGACCGCGCCATGATCCTTGCGCCTGTTGGCGCGGGCAAGACCGCCATTACCTTGACGGCGATGGATGAGATGCTGCGCGACGGCCATGTCAAACGCTGGCTGGTGGTAGCGCCGAAGCGCGTCTGCACGGATGTGTGGCCGGTGGAAGCGCCGAAATGGTCTGGCGTCGCTCCTGCGCTGGCTGTCGGCACGCCAGCGCAAAGGGTGGATGCGTTGCGGAGCGACGCCAGTGTGGTCGTCATTAACTATGACAACCTAGATAAGCTAGAGGATTTATCGGGCTTCGACGGAATTGTGTTCGACGAACTGACGCGGCTGAAGAACCCCAGCGGCAAACGCTTCAAGTCGCTGGAAAAGCTGTTGGCTAACGTCAAGGTGCGCTGGGGCTTGACCGGATCGTTCACGTCGAACGGCCTTGAGGATGTCTTCGGCCAGTGCAAGATCATCGACCAAGGGCTGCTGGGCCGCGCCAAGGGTGCGTTCATGCAGCAGTATTTCATCTGCATCAACCGCGACTTCGGCCAATGGGTTCCAGCAGCCGGTGGGTTGGAGCAAGTCATGGCGCGGATCAAACCGGCAACGTTCGTGCTGGAGCCGGGTGAGTATAAGGACAAGCTGCCGCCGTGCCATGTCACGGAGGTGCGCGTCGCGCTGGATGACCGCAAGCCATACGAAAAGATGAAGCGTGAGTATGTCGTGCGCTTTGGCGATGACCAGATCGTAGCGCAGAACGCAGCGTCGGTGACAACCAAGCTGCAACAGATGGCGTCAGGCTTTGTTTACAACCGCGACGCAGGCACGCCGTCCATCTGGTTCAGCAGCCACAAGTTCGACCGGCTGGAAGAACTGCTGGCGGAGAACCAGCGGGCCAACACCATAGTCGCGTACACCTATCAGGAAGAGTTGGCGGAACTGAAGCGCCGCTTCCCGCACGCGCAGACAATGGACGACGACAATGTCATCGAACGCTGGAACCGCGGTGAGGTCGAGTTGCTGCTGGCGCATCCTAAGTCCGCAGGGCATGGCCTAAACCTACAGCATGGCGGATGCCACATGGTGTTCCTGTCGCTGCCGTGGTCGCTGGAACTGTACGAACAGACGGTCGGACGCCTGCACCGCAGCGGTCAGACCAAGGATGTCTGGGTCTATGTAATGCTGACTGAAAAGAGTATTGACGAACGCATATGGGCGGCGCTGCACGACAAGCGTGCGGTGTCCGACATAGCCTTAGAGGAATTGAAAAATGAGTAAGTTAAACTGGCGGTCGATGATTGCCGTGCTGTCCGACCTTACGGAAGGCGAACTAAAGGATGCGCTGGACGCGGAACTGAAGACGCACAAGCGCCCGGCCATCGCTCGGCGGTTGCACCAGCGGTACTCTGCGATGCGGACGGCGCGGGAGCGCGTCGAGATTATGAAGAGGTTGAAGAAATGACAGACCATGCAGCGGCGACCGCTGAAGCACTGGAAATGGTGATTGCCATGCTAAAGGCAGGGCAATCACCTGAAGACTTAGGCCCGATGGTTATACTGATCGGGCGTATGATGGCTAGGCGAACCTAAGCTAAGTATTGCGACAGCGCCGTAGCGGCTGCGCCGATGATGGCGAGTACGCCGGCCAGCTTGGCTTTCCAACCAAGGGCAGGCTTCGGCGCTTCGTCCATCGGCAAGATTTTACCGGCGACTTCTTTCACGGCAATTTTCGTGATGAGGTTCTTCAAGTTCATGTTACTCTCCTTACAGCCAAGAAGCATATTTCTTGGTTTTCAGTTTGCGGTCGTCGAGTCCGTGTGTACCACCATTTATCCGCTTTGTCAGTGCAAGGATTGTAGCGTCATTGACGCCTTGGTCACAGATACCCCAAAGCTTGTTCTTGTCGAAGAACCAAAGGGCGCTTTCAAAGGCCAGTTCGGTAGCCACCAAATCGGGGTTCGTCATCACATCGGGGCGACCGATATAGTCGGAGAACGCCTTGAAATTAAATTTGCCCGTCAATTGGAGACTGCCGCGGCCACGAAAAAGCCAGCCTTCGCCTGACGCTTCGTCGCCATTGCCCATGCGGTTGGCGTAGACGCGGTTGGCAATTTTCATCGGCTGGCGTTCGTAAGCGCGGGCCAGTGCATCGGTCGGGAAGTACTTACCAAAGATGCCGCGCAGACCCTTCGCGCTGTAGTTCAGGTTCTCGCTGAACGCCTTGAAGCCGCCCGACTCATGCGCCGTTTGAGCAAAGAAATGTGCAGCCCGATCAGGTGATAATTTATAAAAAGCCGCAGCCGCCTTAAATGTACCCGGACCAAATGCACCATCAGCGGTCACCCCTATCTTTTTCTGTAGATTTACAAGGCTCATTTACCCGCACTCCGCCAAGCAGGGAAGTCGTTTTCGTCGACCACACCGTCGCCGGTGACGTCGTAGCGCAGGTCGTTGCGGTACTTCTCCCAAGGTGCCATGTCGTCGTCATCGTCTTCTTCAGGCTCGTCAATGAAGACAGTGGCTTGCGGATCGTCGTACACCTTCGGCGCCATCGCTGGCGTCAGTTCAAGCGGCGCTTCTGGCTCTGGCGCCGGCGCAGGCTCAGGGTCGGTGTCACGCGCATTGGCGTTGAGGCTCAGGCCGCCCAGCAGTCCGACAAGCGCACCGATGATGGTCTGGAACGCAGGGTTAATCATCTCAAGGACGGCAGTGCTGTCCACGACATCGTTAGGCACGAACATGCCGACGACCAGCGCCAGCACGACGACAAGGATAACTGCCGACAGCGTGACGATTGCCACGCGAACGACAAACTCAACGGTGTCGTTGACGCCGTCGTGCTTGCTCTCAAAACTATTCAGGAAGCTCATCTTCTTCGTCCTTCTTCTTTTGCATAGCGCCGCTGCCCTGCCCCGCCATAAGTCCTGCCAACGCCCCGACAATGAACGTTGCTATCGGGTTAATCAACTTGAAAAACTCAGCGTCGTTAGGGGACTGCCCTTCCATCGGCTGCGACACAAACACCAACGAGTATAGCACGGTCGCCACGATGAACGTCAGCGTCAGCGACAGGACGATCCCGACGATGAACCGCAGCAATTCCTCCGGCGTCCATTCACTTCTCGGCTTCATCTTCTTCACCTGTATTGATTAGCCATTCGGTGCAGTAGCCCATAGCGATGCACCGCGGCTTCTTGCAGAGTTCGTCTTCCCAATTCGCAGGGTCTTGACAATCGTAGCGGTAGCGGTCTTCGCAGCCAGCAAGCACCAGCGCCGCCAGTAGTAGACTGACTATACGCATACGCCCTCTAGCCGGCCTTTTGCAGCACGTTCATGAGTATGCCGACCAGCAATACGATGATTGTGCCGGCGGAAGTCATGCCGACTTTTTCAATACGCTTCATCCGCGCGCAGATACTCTCGTACCGGAACGCGCAGACCTGTTCGTGCGTGTTAAGTTGCGCTTGTGTTTCGTCGATAGTAGCCATTGTTAGCGTCTCATGGAGTTAAGGTTTTGAAACCGTTTATCTTTAGGTATCCTGCCGTATATCGGTACGGGGTAGCCTTCAGAAAAGTCAACATCTACCAGCGGTTCGCCGGTTTCAGGATCAAAGTCAGGGAACTTAAATTCTTCGCCCAGCGTCTGCGGCGTGATGCCTGCCACACCTGTCTGCACCACGGCTTGCTGTCTGGCGGCAGACGGCGCCTGCGAACCATACAAAAGTTTGTTTACATATTCTTCAGCGGGGCGCACTCGTAACAACTCGCCCGCTTGGCGCGGAGACGCCAACGCAGGAACTAAGTTACGCATGGTGTTCTCCGATGCTTTTTGCGCCGCCCGCACACCAAATTCTTGCGCCGCGATGCCGCCGCCGTAAACGTGCGGTAGACCACCCAATACACGGGCGCCTGCCGTGAAGACGTTTGGCACGGTCGGCTCCAACATACCGCCGACATTAGTCGTAATACCTTGCTTAAATGAAAGACGCTGCGACTGAGGTAAATCCTCAAGGCCCGTCTGCGACACGGCACGTTGCGCTTCAATATCGCGGCCCAGCTTATTAGCCGTAGCTAAATCCGCGCCCTGCATTTCTACGTTGATATCGAATCGACCCGGACCTAACTTGCTTTCGACAAAGTCGGGGTCTTCGCCAGCCATTACTTTGGCAAATCTTGCTTCAGGCAGCTTGGCAAGTTCACGCTGAAGCTGTTGGCGCTCGATACCTTTCATGCCTTCGGCAAAGGTATTTAGGTAGTTTTTCCAACCCACGCCGCCTGCCGCTTCAATGGCTTCATCGATTGGCTTTTGTGCGGCTGCGATAAGTTGAGATGTCCCCGCACGTAATGCTTTAGGGTCGGTCGTGCCTAAGATGCTGGACACAAACGCGCCCATTTCGCGGCGTGCCAAGTTAATTCCTTGGGCATCAATGACGCCACCAAACTTAGCTGCGCGGCGCTCCAGATTGTTTGCGAACTCCGACAATATTTTAAAACGGTCAGGGCTGACAAACTGCGCCTTATCCGCTTCTGCGCGTAAGTTAGTTACGACCTGTGAAATATCCAGTGGCGCCAGACCTTGCGCGCGCAAGTTAGCCGCGACTTCTTCTGCTGATCGGGCGTCTTCCAGATACTGACTTATACGAGCATCAAAGTTCGGGTCATTCATATACCGCGCTGCTGAGTCCAGTTCAGATTGCAACGCAGATCGCGCGCGGGCAGCGGCTTGCTCAGATGGAATGATTTGTGTGCGCCCAATATCGGCAGCGCCTAACGCTCGTTCGCGCATCGGGCCTGTTACATCCTGCAACGCCCTTTTAGTTTCCGCTATGTTGCTAACAGCTTCTGTTTGCGTTCCGCCGCCGCTGATAACCTCACGCATACGTTTTTGTCCCGCGGCGCGCTGTTTCGCTACGCGGAGAAGCGGGGCTGCTTCGGTGCTTGCACTAGCAATCTGGGTAGCCGCAGCCAGTTCAGGCGTGAGCAATCCCCGCGACGCCAGAAACTCAGCCGTATTGGCTTTGATATTCTTCGGTGCGTTTCGCAGTGCCTTTTCAATTTTGGTTGCGTTCTGGTCAATTACCTCGCGCAAGATTTCAGCAGCGCGGACGGCGCCAGCGCGGCCAGCTAGGACATCATATGTTTTGCCTGCGCCAAACTTGAGCATGTGGCCGAGGACAGGCACAGTAGCGCCAGCCAACGCTGCATCTGTCAAATCTTGATCGGTAGCGGCAGCAGCTATAAGGCTTGAAATAGCGCCGCCAGCAGCACGAAGACCGACACGCGCTTTGCGTGATCCGGCTATAATCTTGCCTTCTTTTACTGCCGCCTTAGTTGGTTTAGCTACTCGCGTGCCGCCAGACGTTATAGCGCGGCCAGTTTTTTCTATTACGCCGCCTAACCGCGGCGCAACTTTGGTAAGTGCCCTACCGCCAAGCTGCGTGACAGCGCCGCCGCCCATCGTGAGCGGAAGTGCCCCGGCAATTTCACCACCGAGTTTGCCGCCAGCAAAGGTGACGGGGTTCGCCTGTTGCCGTTCAGCAGCAAATTGCGCTAATCGCTTCTTGGTTTTATCGGACGCACCTACTGGAATATATTCTAAAGGGTTAAGGTAAGATAGCTTTTCAGCAATCGGTTTCAGCCCGCGCTCAACCCCAGATACAGCAGACGCAATCTTACTACCAGTGGCGCGCAGCGCACTTTTCTCGTCCGCACGCTGTTTCGCTTGCTGCCGTGTGTAACGCTCTTTAGATGTTTCGACGTTAAACCGACGCCGAATTTCAGCCTGCGTAGCAGGACTTGCACTGCGGTACTCTGGCAGCGTAGCCACACGGCGATCAAAGATAGCCTGCTTTGTAGCTGGATTAGCGTTTACGTAGTTCGGGTCTTTTAAAATATCCAGCGCGCTAGACATACTATTAATCCCTTAGAAGCGGGTTATTGCGGTCCACCTTAGTTGACGTGCGCCTTTGGGGTAGGTCTTTTGTACTGAGGTACCGGTCTGAAACCTTTGGTACTGCTAGGCGCAGCTTCGGGTTTTCCTTTAGCACGTCGCCGTACACGCCGTCATATTCGCGCTGGGCGCTCTGGTATGTGCGGTACAGTTTTCGGCGCATATCTATTAACTCAGCATCAAACGTAGCTGGTTCGCCTGTTTGAATTAGTTTGCTGGCCGCTTGTTCTACGATCTTGGCGTCCTTATCGGTCGGGTTAGCGCCGACCGGCGATGCGCCAGTTTCGGTGTTCTTACGCATATCAATCAACGATGTCAGCGTAGCGGTATTTTTAATCTTATCAAAAGCAGCCTGTGCGTCAGCGCGCGCGCCGGTCTGCAAAAGACGAGGTAAATTACCTTCAATCGGGCCAACGATTGAGAAACGTTTAGGGTTACGCAACAACTGATCTATGGTGTTGATGCGATCAACTACCTCGTTGAGTATCCCTTCCGTAGCGTATTTTGCTCTTGTCGCTGTTGACTTTAGTTCGATAGCGCGTTCGGCTTTCTTAGTTGCTTCCGCAATCGCCGGCGCCATTCGCAATTCTACATCCTTGGTAGCCTGCGCTTCCACCTGTTTTTCCGCGCCGAGGCGCCCCAAAGGCACCACCGATGATCCGGGCGCTATCGGTTGATTTGGATTACGCATTTGAAGCGGTGTGCTTGTGCGTGTCTGCGCCAGTGTTTGTTCCATTGGCGGTGCGCCGCGCAGACCAGCGGTCTGCGATTGCATTGGCTCACCGCGATAGACAGCAAACTGCGACTCCGGTGTTTGCACAGGGTTAGCGCCCATCGCGCTGTCAGCCAGCGATGGTGCGTCAGCTTGCAGCGTAATGTTGGCCCGACGGAAGGAGTCTACAAGCGCCTGCTTATTCTGCGGCGGTTGTGTAGCTAAAAGCTGATCAAAGTCCACCTGCGCCATGACGCCTGTTTGGAACGCAGAGTCAACAATGCGCGACATTACTTCAGGTGTCATCTGCACTGCGCCAGCGCCACCCATATCGCTCTGGTTAAACGACACTGGCCGCGACGTAGGGCTGCCCGAAGGAATGAACGCAGGGTCCATTCCTTGATTTATGAGGTCTTGTGGCGTTGTGTTGGCGCCTTGCGTCGCACGCATTGTTACGCCGTCGCCGGCGGCGGTCACCGGTGCTGTCGGTGTCCGCGGTGCGGCAGGCGTTTCAGGCGCATCGTATACGGGCCGTTGCTCAGGGTTAAGGCCGCCGACAGTGACTGATCTAGGCGCACCTGATGTAGAAAGTTCCAAACTGGCGACCGGCGTCGCAATAGTTTTTTCAATTTCTTTTTCGGCCTTCATCATAAGCCCGTATCGCGTATTGCGGTCCCATGAAGTTGCAGGCGGTAAAACTTTATCCCAGCCCGGCACACGCGCCACTAGATCAGCGCGCACCGCTTCCTTAGCTGCAAGGTCATTTTCAGCTACATCTGCTACACCTTCACGAAATATCTCTAACGCCTGAAGTATGTTATCTTGCTGCGCTTTTGTTAACGCTGGACCATGCAACTCCGCCGCGCGCGCTTCTTGCGCTTTGTTGATGTCCATCGTCTGCTGCGCTAGCGCCGCTTGACGCTCCGCCGCTTCCTGCTGCCGCGCCATGTTCATCATGTTCACGAACTGCGCCGTGCGCCGCGACGGATCGGGAAGCTGTGGGCTGCGCGCTTGAAGTGCTATCATTTGGTTTGCCATGATTTATCCGTCGTCTGAAATGAGGCCGTAGGGTCCGCCGCCGCCGCTACCGGGCGTTCTGTTTTTATAGTACTGCATAATGGCGTTGTTCATAGGCGCGTTGGATGCGTATCCACCTATCTGACCCAACGCGTTTGTCAGCGCATTAGCAGAGCCGATGTAGCCAGATGCGCGGGCTTGGCCTGCATTATAGATGTTCGACGCTTGGTTCTGGCCCATCTGTCCAGCAGCGCCAGTCATCACGTTGGTGGCGGACTGACCTGAACCCATCAGCGATTGCAATGGATTAAGGCGCGCCGACCGCTCAACCTGATAACGGTTAAATGCGTTCTGATATTCTTGGCTGGCTAAATCTTGGCCGAAACGCTGCACGCCCTTCAAGGTGGAGCCGGACAGCAGATTGCCGCGTGCGGCTGCCGACCGCTCTAGCGCCTTCATGCCTTCCGCTTGACGGAAAGCATAGCCGGGGTCTTGCTGAAATTGATCAGTACCAAAGGCTTTCGCCATGCTGCCGTAGCCAGCGGCGGTCTTGTCGCCGCCGATGCCCAGAAGCTGCATAATCTCATTTTGCGCCGTCATCCCGCCTTGGCGAAACGGCTCTTGCAGTTCAATCTGCCGCTGGAACATGCGCTCCTGTGCAGCGTTAGCGTCTTGCGACGCCTGAACCTGCGCCCTAGACGCTTTTTTAGATGCCTTGCTGGAAATTACCGCGCCGCCAACTGCGGCTGCTGCGGTTACTGCGGCTGCGACCATGTCAATCCCCAATCCATTTCGTGTAGTAAATCTCTACAGGTTCCATTTTCAAATACTCAAACAGCCTAGATGCGTCCTTGTGCATTTTGGAGCCGTAGAACATACGATGCACCCCGCGCCTTTTAGCTTCTTTTTCGACTAAACGAAAGAGTTTTACGCCGCTAAATCCACCACGCACATCTGGGTGCGTCCAAAAGATGTCCATCGTCAGCGTCAGGCACGTCTTGTAGTGAAAGCCCGGCGCGATGAAACCTATGAAATATCCCACTAAACGGCCAGCTTCGCGCAGCGTAACCAGCAACAGTTGTCCTGCGTTGTCGCGCGCTTCGTACAGATCATACTGCGGATCAAGCGGTACTTTATCTTTGTTTAGCGCCAATTCTTCCCAGTGAAGGTCGTAGCACTCCATCAATTCTGGCAAACATTTGCTGTAAGGCTCGACTTGTGCCGTAATCATTATGCGCTCCTGATGTCCACTATGCAGACAATCCTATCATCGGCGCTGTTATTTACAACAGAATGTTTTACACGATTGTTTACCCACCACACTTCGCCGGTACAAAAACTTACCGTCTCGTCTTCGCAATGGAACAGCGCGCCGGGCAGCGACTGAAGCGCAATCTGATAGCGGGTGTAGAACTCAGCCGGTGCGCCATGATCGACGTGCGGCGTTATCTGACCGCCGGGCGGCAGCTTAGTGACGATGCAGCGGCCCAACTGCACGCCATCGACGCGGCGCATAAGGTCCAGCACCAGCCGACGCAGCGACGGCAACTGTGTCCACGCAGGATACGGCACAGTCTGGATGTCGTTGATAACCGCGGTCGGGTCTTCTGGTATCTCGTTAAACCAAAGCCAGATGTCGCTGACTTCAGCATGGGCCGTGTCGGGGTGCTGCGTCCGCAGCGTGTTCTGGTTCCATAAGTCTGGCTGCGTCGCCAACTCCCGCATAACGGGAATGACGTCTATATTATCTGCCAGACAAAGAAAGTGCTGCATTAGCTAACCAGACGACCTGACGCGCGGATGTTGATGGCGGACGCCGTGCCAGCGATTGTGCTGATGAAGCCATTGTTCGGCAGCACATGGCCGACCAGTTCAGGAAACGTATATGTTTCGGCTGGCTGGAGCGTTTTGGTCTTGACAATCAAGTTGTCGTTGCCTGCGCTGCCCGCAGCCGTCACAAGGTTGACGCTGATCGTCGCAGCCGACACGCTGTAGTTAGTCGCGGTAAACTTGTCGATGATTGTCTGCACGCCGTTCGACGTGTACTGTGTCGTTTGCGCGTTCTCCGCTGTCTTAGCGGGGATGATGTTACTAATGGTTACGGCCATATCTGGTTCCTTAATACAGCAAAGTGTTAAACGAAGCGGCTTGCATGATAACCCAATTTGTGCCGTTTGACACTAGGGTAGCCCAGTTACCAGACACGTTAAGCAAAATCGACGTTCCGGCTGCACCGCCGCCCTGCGGCACGACGTTGCTGGACGCAGAGTCAAGGTTCTGGTCTTGGTTGTTCTGGAACGTAAGATACCGCCCGACATTGGTTGCGGCGGCTGGCAGCGTGACAACGCAAGTCGATCCTGACTTGTTGTTAATTATCCACGTCTCATCCGTCACCGTAAAGTCTGCCGTAAAGGTGACAGGTGCGGTAGACGCCGGTATCAGCGCCCGTATCGCCAATTCGTCAAGCGGCGGCGGCGACAAGGCCAGCGCCTGTACTTCGCTTTGCACCACAGCCAAGTCAGACGCGGACGCGCCGTCGGGCTGCGTCTCTGTGGTCTGCGTCAGCGTTTCCAACAACGCGTCGTAGGTTGCCAACAGCGATGACGTATCGGGCGCTACCTCAACTTCACTTTGGTTGGCTTGCGTAGCTGTTAGCAGCGACAGAAAGAACCGATACCATTCACGGCTAATCGCGCCAGACCGCGGGTCGATAAATTCAACACGCGGCGGCGTTAGCTGGGTAGGGTTAATCGGCGCCAGCGCCATTAGGCAGTTGTCCCGCTGAGCAGCAGTTCAGCGCCCATGATGTAAATCCGTACAGGGTCGGTGCCTGACACTTCGTAGACGCGGTCGCGTATCTTCATCGTCGCGCCAAGGCGGCGCCAAATGGTACGATAGCCAGAACGGCCAATACGGCCCATCGACTTCCAGTGTTCGCTGGACCATGTGTGCCCGCCGTCGTCCGACCAGCGCAGCATGGCTTGCGGGTTGCTGCCTTGGCCGTTGTTCAGACCCACGCCTGTTTCGCAGTCAAGCTGCATGGAGTGCTGGATAGTACGCGCGAGGTTGTTAGCGCCCGTCGGCAGCGCGCGCCACGACCGCAGCCATTTCTGCGGCGCGCCATCGTCAGCGTACACGGTCAAATCAAACGAATAAATCTTGCCGGTCTGGTAGTCGCCAACAACCGTAGTGGCGTTGAAAAACATCTGACTGCTGGCGCGGTGACGGTTAAACTCGCCGTTAGCAAACGACGCCCGCTCATGCCATGCGCCGGTGGCGGCGTCGTACACCCATGTGGTGTTGGCAGTGGGGAAGTTTAGCACGTAGAAGCTGTGGCCGTCCTGCTGATACGTGTAGCCGGTCGCATCTGAGATGTCGGCATACTCTTGCATCTGCCATTCGATAGCGTGCGTAGATACGCGCTGACCGATGTAGCCAGCGGCCTTGTAGACAATCCCTTGACCGCGCGCGTCTTTGCCCAGCCAGAAAATCTGGTTGTCCATCTTGGCGATGCTGTAAGGGGCGGCGCAGCCTATTTCGTTAAACGCACCTTGGATACGGGCCAGCGGGAAGTCGAGCAGCCCTGCGTCGTACCAAACTTCGGTCGAGTTGGTTCCGAATACCCACACTTCGCGGTGGTCCACAAAGATAGCGGCTACGTTGTCTGGGTTGCCTTCTGCGCTGGAAAACTCCAGCGGGTCAATGCTGGTTCCGTCCAGTAGCTGCGTAACCCAAATCTTTTGGCTGTTGGGTTCGTTGAACACAAAGTAGCCGTCGATGTAGCCGACCGTACCTGCGCCGGGGAAGTCAGGGTCGGTAATCTGCTGGAACACGTCGGTGCTGGCGTTGTAGATATAGCCTAATGGGTTAGCGGCGATGAATAGCTGCGTGCCGTTGTCAGCCATGCTGACAGGGCCAGAGCCGCCCACCGTGCCTTTAGCGACAGCGTTCCAGTTGTTGTCTACCTGAAACAGCGTCGGGCCAGAAACGACATAGCCGTAATTGCCATAAGTCCACATACCGCGGATCGGGCCAACGCCGATAGTCGCAAGAGCAGTCAGCCCCGGCGCGCGCTGAAGGAACGCTGGTTCCTTGCCGCCTTCAGGGACAATCTCAGGAAACAGGTTAACCATACGGTTGTCGGCGGCGTTGACGCTTCTAGCGACATACGCCGACCCAAGGATCGGCGTCTTCATTAGTAGTTCCCGGCGTAGATGTTGAACCGCTGACGCGAAGCAATCAGGCTGTACGGTACCGACATGATGTCATCAGGATTGTTGATGCGCTTGATGTTACGCTTCGACGACATCGCCAAACGGCGGACTTGCGATGAAGGCTCCGTGCCGAACTCAGGCGCCATTTCGCAGGCCAAGTTATAACGGAACGCACGCAGATAGCCGGGCGGGAAATGTAGTTGCGTTGCCAGCGTCGCAGGCTGCGTCAGTTCTTCAACCGAAATGAAATGCCATGTCAGGTCCGCTGTGGGGCGCGGATAGATAAACATTTCAATGTCAGGGTACGTCATGTTGACGAAAATAACTTGCGGAAATGTCGATGTGACGGACTTGACCGCGATACCGTTATACTGCTGCTGGTTGATAAATTTGATGCCGTAGCTGACGCCGGTGCCGGGCTGGACGAAGTACGTCGATTCATCAAGCAGGACAGGGCGGTTGCCGACGAAGTCGCCGGAAGGCCCAAGCGTGCGCGATATTTGCCCTGCGGGCCATGTGAATATTTGGTCTTGTGTTGCAAAGACGGACAGGCGCTCTGTGTTCCAGCTATCAATCATCTGGTTCATGGCGCGCAGTGCGTCTTGCGATGTCTCAGCCGATGGAACTTCGCCTTCTGCCAGAACGCCTAGCAGCCTAAGCGATCCGTTAATGATGTCCCCAGCCGTTTCCATTGGTTAGTCTTCCTGCGTTGTGCGGCGACGGCTATTGCGCGCCGGCATTTCGTTTACTGGCGCCTCTACAGGCGCGTCAGGATTATAGCGTTCCCAACCAAAATATTCATCAGAAATCGCTTCTTCTTCTGAAATAGCAACTTTTGCGCCGTGGACGTCGTGAACAAGGTAGATAACAGCCATAGAAACTCCGTAAAATGGACGGCCCGAAAGCCGCCCAAATTAGTTAAACGCAATGCAAAATAGCAAAGTTAATCACTACTGCTTCTGACAGCGTGCCGCCAGAAATGTTGCGTAGGCTGATGCTGACAGAGCCAGCAGCCAGCGCGTTAGCAAACACGTTGTATGATCCGGGGGTAGCTTGACCACCAGAGATAGTAAGAACAACAGTGTCATTTGCAGAAATGAAGCTGTTGTTCAGCGTGAACGTAGCGTTAGTTGCAGTGTTTAAAGACGCGTTGTTCATGGTAATGCGGCCAGCAGGCTTGTTCAGCGTAACGGCAGTTGACTTATCTGTCGCTTGCGTAACTGTACCTTGGGCTGCGGCGGTGTAGCCGAATTGCTCATCGCTCAAGAGATATTGTGCGCCAATAATATCTTGGTCGAGGAAAGCAACACCAATAGATTTTGTATTAGCCATTGATTTTCTCCTGAAAAGGATGCCCCGACCGTAGCCGGGGCAAACCTATTAGCCAGCGATGCGGTACAGGTTGTACGTTGTCGCGCTGGTTTTAACAGCACGGAACAATACGCTCTTGGATGCAACGCCTGCGCCGGAACCAACCAACGTCCAGCCTGTGCCAGCCGTGATGGTAGGAACGCCGGTGCTGGTAGCAATCAAAGCAAACTCGAACGACGAGTTAACTTTGGCGCTGCTAACGTCAGCGTCAACAACGCTAACAGCAGGAAGCGCAAGGTCAGCAGTGCTGCTTGATGTGTATACAACTGCGCCGCCAGCCAAATCGGCAGTGGTCAGCGTAACACCTGCGGTGTACGCAGTAGGGATTGCGGATACGCCCAGCGTGACTTCGCCGAGGTTGCCGTCGCCAACTTGATAACCGCCGGCGCCATTAGGTAGAATAGCCATGATAAAAATCCTTTAAAATGTTTGGCCTCCGGCGAACCGGAGGCCATGATTAAATTAGCCCCACATCCGGACGGCCATTTGCGGACGGATCGTGCTGTAACCATACAGAACGTCAATACGGCAAGGCATACGGTCGTTGTTGATGTCGTACTGACGAACAACGCGAAGCGAGATGCCGTTGTGTACCTGACGCGATGCCATGTCTACGCCCTGTGGGAGCAGAAGGTCGGCGGTTGCGAAGGTGATGGCGTCCTTGTGGTAGATGAGGTTCTGCGCGTATTGCGAAGAAGCCGCACCAACGAACACTACAGCCTTGCTGTTGCCGGGCAGTGTGTTGACAGTGGCAAGAGCGTGACCAGCCGAGTAGATCGGTGCAACAGTGATGCTGCCTGCGCCAGAGCTGTTGAGCAAGACATCAGCCAATGCAACGAACTGGAACAACGAACCTGTGCTTTCACGGGTCTGTGGGTTAACTGCAAAGCAGTCAGCTACAGTGAACACGTCGCCAGCCTTGACAGTAGCAGCGTTACCAGCACCAGTGATGGCGATGGTGGTTGCGCCTTCCGACGTAACAGCCGCCGAAGTCGAACCGCCGGTTGCAGTACGCGAACCAGTGGTGAACTGCTTGATGGACTGCGACATATTGATTTCGTCGAAACCAAGTACGCCAGTACCCATCATGCCGTTCTTGAACTGCTTGCTGATCGTGTCAGTTGGGTTGAATAGACCCTTCATGCCTTCGACCAAGCCAGCGTTTGCGGCTGGGTTGACAGTGGCATAACGTGGCGACATCACGGCGGCGTTTTCGTTGAGCTTCTGCTGTGCAGCAAGAAGAACAGCCGAAGTAGCTGGCGTAGTGCCGGGCGTGCCGACCGAGTTACCGATGGTCGCGTAAGCGTTGGCAACGTCTGCGTCGATGCTCGAAGCAAGCTGCGAGATACGTGGCTTCAAAACGCGCTCTGCGAAATCGTCCAACTGCATGGTCAATTCAGCAGTCGTGAAGTTGACGCCGATGTGCTTCTGGTTGGCAACGGTCAGAGTTGTGAACTGCTCGTTGTCGTCCTGTACCTGAAGGGCTGCGCCATCAGTTACAAGTGCGCGGTCTGGAAGACGGATACGCAGGGTTGAACCAATTTTAGCACCTTCAACAGCAAAGCTGTCGTCGTACTGACGGTTTACGTTACGTGTAAGAACAAGGTTGTTTTCGAGAATCTCAAGCGCCTTGCGCGTGATCATGTCGATTGTTAAAATCGAGTTAGACATGGTAATAATCCTAAATTATCGGTTGCGTTGTGCCTCGTACTTCTTGATCTGCCGTTGCCGTTCTGCCTCAATCCAATCTGACGTACTCATGGACTTTACGGCCCGTGGGTCTGTCGTATCAAATGTCGGCGCACCAGAGGTGCGGGCAGTGACAGGTGCAATCGGTGCCGGGGCGTTGGAGGTTTTTTTGAACGTAGGTTCGGCTGTAAGCCGCGCCTCGATCATACCAATTTCCCTAGCTTGCAAAATGGGGTCCATACGCGAGATACGCTGGGCGTCTTTTGTGTTGATGCCTAAGTGATAAATCACGTCGGGACCAATATCGGACGCTTGTATTGCCATCGCCATCGCGTCGGTGATCGGAAGGTTGGGGTTATAGGCGACTTGTTCAAAGTCGTCATATTTGTCCCGCGCTGCCTCTTCACGTTCGTGATAAGACTCTAGCATTGCACGTTGCTGGCTGTCCTTTTCACGGCGTGCCAGCAGTTCTTCGGCTTTACGTTCGGCCAAAACCTCTGCGTAATCCTCATAAGTCTCAAATTGATCAGGGGTAATGTCGTGGATCGGCTGCTGCCGTGCCTGCATTTCCTCTGCTCTTTGAGCCTGTTCGCGTTCCCATTTACGCTGCTCTCTTGCGAGTCGTTTGCCTACAATGGCGTCCAAGTCTTCTTGTGTGAAGGTCTTGGGTGCTTCCTGCTCAGCAGACTGCTCTTCCGGCGTCGTGTTTTCTACAGGCTCGATTGCTGCCGTGGCTTCGAGTTCTGGCGCGGAGGCATCCGCTTCGGTAAAGACATTATCGTCCATGTTTAACCCTTAAAGAGTTC